AAAACTATAACCCTAAGGTGGTTGTTGTAGAATATAATTGTGATGCCGATCCAGAATCTAGTCTTACTATAAAATATGATCCATCTCATAGATTTTGTGAAAATAATTACTACGGTGCTACTGCAGGTGCTTTTAATAAATTAGCAAAAGAGAAGGGATATAAATTAGTTGCTTCTACGGATGGATTAAATCTTTTTTATTGTAGAGAGGATCTAGCATCAGATTTTAAAGAGATGGATTTAAGTTTAGTTTATAGAGGTAAGGTATGGCCTTTTTCTAACAGGGAAATGATTGAATATTAAGAATATTAATACTGGTAAGTTAAGGAAGGATGTTATTATAAATATTCCTTTAATAGGGGAAAAAAGTATAGAAAATAGACATCTTAATTTTTTATCATGCTTTAGAAAATTAGAATATAGAAAATTCATAAAGGAGATAAAAAAATATCCCACGGATAAACATTTCCTCGATATTAATATAAGAATAGCAATATATCTTTGTTTTTTAGAAGACTATGAAAAAGCTAAGGATTTTTTTATAAAAATATTCTATATAGATAGCGGAATTCAAGTGACACAATCTCTACAAGTATTTTCACACAGAATATATGAAAGGGAGGGATTTTCAAAAGATCTAGAAAAAATCATAGGATTTACAATAAAAAGATCCGATGATTTAAGATTGGATAAATGGAGGATAAGTGGTAAATTCTTTTTAGGACTGTATTCTAAAGACGATTCAAAAATATTCAAAAATTTTATAGATTGCTTAAATATCAACAGGATAGAGGTTGATATGGATTGTTATTACGATAAAATATGCTATATAGTATCATGGCTAAGATATAAATATCCAAAACAATCGGATACTTATTTGAAAAAATTGTATGATAGATTGGACGGAATGGGATATTCTTATAGCCAAATACTCTATCCTCTGATTAAATTTCATAAGCCTAATCATTTAGGGAAGCATGTAAGCGGGTATAATTCAGGAAGCTTATGGGAATATGTAAACGAAAATAGAAAAAATATGAAGTACAAAAGAATATGTATTTTAGGATCAACCGGATTGGTTGGATCTAGCGTATATAAAAAATACATCGATAAGTATCCTGCAGCTATTATTCTTTCACCAAAAAGGTATAATTTAGATCTTGAAAATAGAGAGCAGGTAATTGGTTATTTTCTTAAGAATAAGCCAGACCTTGTTTTTATGTGTGCAGCAAAGGTTGGAGGAATAAAGGCAAATAATGATTATAAAGCTGATTTTATAACGTCTAATTTAAAAATTCAAACTAATGTCATAGAAGCTTGCCATTTATCAGATGTTAATAAATTAGTTTTTTTAGGATCTTCCTGCATATATCCCAAGAATTCACAGATTCCTATAAAAGAGGAATATCTAATGACAGGACATCTGGAGGAAACTAATGATGCCTATGCAATTGCTAAAATTGCGGGGATTAAAATGTGTCAGTCTTACAATCAACAATACGGAAGGGATTTCATATCTGTAATGCCTTGTAACCTTTACGGACCTGGTGATAACTTTGATCTTAATAACAGTCATGTACTTCCTGCTTTAATTAGAAAGTTTCATGAAGCTAAAGAGGAGAATTTACCTGAGGTAGAAATATGGGGAACAGGAAAACCTATGAGAGAATTTTTATATGCTGAAGATTTGGCTGATGCCCTCATATACCTTTCAGAAAACTACTCTTCTCCTGAAATAATAAATGTGGGTACAGGTGATGATATATCGATACTAGATCTTGCTGAAATAATATCAAAAGAAGTTGGCTATAAAGGGAATATAAGATTTAATTCTGGATACCCTGATGGGACATATAGAAAAGTCATGGATGTTTCTAAGATTTTTGAAACTGGATGGAGACCTTTAACTACAATAGAGGAGGGAATTAAAAAAACCTATGAATACTATAAAAAAGTAAAATGCCAAATAAAACCGCTATTATAACAGGAGTAAATGGACAGGATGGAAGTTATCTTGCTGAACTTTTATTAGAAAAAGGATATGAAGTACATGGTACTATAAGAAGATCCTCGTCTTTTAATACATGGAGAATAGACCATATTAGATCTCATGAAAATTTTCATTGGCATTACGTTGACGTAACAGATCCAGTATCTATTAGTAATCTTATATCTAAGATTCAGCCACACGAATTTTATAATTTAGCAGCGCAGAGCCATGTTAAGATTTCTTTTGAAATTCCTTATTATACAGGACAAGTAGATGCTATAGGAACTCTTAATGTATTAGAAGCAATAAGAACACATTCACCCGCTACTAAGCTTTATCAAGCATCAACATCTGAACTCTACGGAAAGGTTCAAGAAATACCTCAAACAGAAATCACTCCATTTTATCCGAGAAGTCCCTATGGAGTTGCTAAGCTTTATGGATTTTGGATAATAAAAAACTACAGAGAAGCATACAATATTTTTGCATGTAATGGAATTCTTTTTAATCATACATCTCCAAGAAGAGGGGAGAACTTTATGGAGAAAAAGATTGTGGATTCGCTTGTAGCTATTCATAAAGGAAGCAAAGAAACTCTTAATCTTGGAAATCTAGATGCTAAAAGAGATATAGGACATGCTAAAGAATATGTTGAGGGTATGTGGAGGATGCTTCAACAAGAGACACCAGAGGATTTTGTTCTTTCTACTGGTATTTGTTTTTCTGTAAGAGATATAGTTGAGACCGTTTATCAAATTTTAGGTAATAGTATAAAATGGGTTGGTGAAGGACTAGATGAGAAAGGTATAGACGTAGAAACTGGAAGATTAGTTGTTACTATAGATCCTAAATATTTTAGGCCATCTGAAGTTGATCTACTAATTGGTAATGCTAAAAAAGCTAAGGAGATTTTAGGATGGGAAAGTAAATCTACTATTAGAGAAATATTGGAGGAGATGGTTTATGATCAAATGAAAAAATAATGAACTATAAATCATTAATAGAGAAAGAAATAGAGGGAATCAGAAATATACCAACTGATAGGATAGATGAAGTTGTTAATCAGATACACTGGAATCTAACCACAGGGAGAATAATAACTTCTGGCATGGGAAAAGCTGGGCAAATAGCTAACACTTTTGCAACTACACTTTCTTCTACAGGAACACCCGCTTTTTTTCTTCATCCTTCGGAAGCTCAACATGGTGATTTAGGAGTTGTACAAAACGGGGATATTATTATAGTTTTTTCTAATTCAGGAGAAACTAGAGAAGTTATAGAATTAATAGAGTTGGTACACGGGTTAAACTATCATAATTTAATTTTTGCTATTGTAGGAAAAAGTAACTCACATATAGAAGCAAGATGTGCTGATTATATAGAATTCGGGCCTGTTGAAGAAATATGTCCCTTAGGTTTAACCCCTACCACATCTACTACATGTATGTCCGTTATATCTGATTTGATAGTGGTAGGTCTTATGAAGAGAAACGGATTTACTAAAGAAAAATATTCAAAATTACATCATGGAGGATACCTTGGTAAGAAATCAAAAAACTAGGATTCTTATAGCGGGTCCTTGTGTTATACAAAGTTGGGATACCTGTTATGAAATAGCTACTGAAGTTAGAAGATGTGGACTTCTATATAATTTTGATCCGATATTTAAAGCTAGCTTTGATAAAGCAAATAGAACGTCTGTAGACGGATTTAGAGGCATTGGTATAGATAAAGGATTGGATATACTAAGAAAGATAAGAGAAAGGCTAAATATGTCGGTAATAACTGATGTACACGAAGTTTCTCAGGTTGAAAAAGTATCTAAGGTCGTTGATTATTTACAGATCCCTGCTTTTCTTTGTAGACAGACAGATTTAATCGAAGCATGCGCTAAAACTGGATTACCTGTTCTAATTAAGAAAGGTCAATTCTTATCTCCTGAATCTTGTAAATTTATAGAGAATAAATTTTATAAGTTTGGTGGAAATAATTTAATGATAGGAGAAAGAGGAAATAGCTTTGGGTATAACGATTTAATAGTTGATGCTACATCTATCTCTAGATTAAAAAAAGGGTGTAACAATTCAAAGATTATAATGGACTGCACTCATAGTTTACAAAGACCGAATATGTCATCTGGCAAAACTGAAGGCAGAGGCGATATGATAGAGGATATGGTTAAATTTGCATCCGTTATGAATGCTGATGGATTATTTATAGAAACCCATCCGTATCCCGAACTTTCTCCTTCTGATTCTGAAAACATGTTGGAGCTTAGAAAATTTGAATATGTTATAAAAAAATCAAGAGCTATCTATGATGCAATCTAAATTACTCGATGTTGTTATAATAAGTTATGCTAAAGATGATTATTGCAGAACCTTAACAATTAATTGTATACTTTCTTTGATGTCTTCAGAAGATAATGCTAATGATATTTTTAATATCATAGTTGTTGAATCCGAACCGGGAATAACTTGGAATCATTTATCAGAAAATGTAAAAACTTTTCCCGCTCCTCTACCTTATGGATATCACAAATTTCTAAATTTTGGAAGAAAGATGGGAAATTCTCCTTGGGTTGCTTTGTGTAACAATGATTTGATATTTAGAAAAAATTGGTTTTCTAGCATTATAGAGGCTTCTGAACAACTCCCTGATTTTATGTCATTTTCTCCGATGTGCCCAATGACTCAGACACTTTACGGAATAAACGAAAATATGGGAGTACTTGAGGGATACGAAATAAGAAAGCAAATATCAGGATGGTGTATAGTTCATAAAAGGGATATCTATGATATAATAGGAGATCTAGATGAAAGATTTCATCATTGGTTTTGTGATAATGATTATGCTATGGAGTTAATTTCGAAAAAAGTAAGACATGCTTTAGTTACAAAATCTATAGTAGAGCACCACGATAATAACATAGGAAAAACAACAGAGAGGGTTGTTAAGGATTATGATCTAATGTACAAAATGACTAGCGGATCCTATCCTATATTTAAAGAAAAATGGAACTTATAAAAAATAGTTATGACTAGATACGATATAATAAACAAGATTATAGAAAGTAAAGGATATAAGAATTACCTTGAAATAGGAGTAAGGGACGGAGAATGTTTTAAAGAGATATGCTGCGAAAATAAGACTGGAGTAGATCCTGCTCCTGTTTCTTCTGACACAACTCATATAATGACTTCTGATTCTTTTTTTGAATCCCTGGAGGATGATTATAAATTCGATATCATTTTTATTGATGGACTTCATTTAGATCGCCAGGTTGACAGAGACATAGAGAATTCTTTAAAACATCTTTCAGAGAATGGTACTATTGTTTTACACGACTGTAATCCACCAACTAGATATCACGCTGAAGAAACTCCCGTTTTTACTGCACCAGCAAACGGTAATTGGAACGGTACTGTATATCTTTCTTTAATAAAATTAAGATTATATAGAAATGATTTAAAATTAACTACTGTTGATACTGATTGGGGAGTGGGAATTTTAACTAGAAATCTAAGTGAAACTATAAATGTTTTTCCTAGTGACGCAACTAATTGGGAATTTTTCAATGAAAACAGGCAAGAAATTTTAGATTTAGTAACTCCTTCGGAATTTTTAGAATTATACGCGTCTTATAAAACTGTATAATTTTGAAATTATTTACTATTAATCTCATATAAATTATATTATGACTATAGAGAAGGGTTATAAAATTGTTATTTCTAAGGAGAAAGGTAAATCATACATAGAAATAACAAGACATAAAACCTCCTATATGGATAATATACTTATAATTAATAGTATAGGTAGTACAAAATATGATGATACTTGGATAATAGAGAAGGATTTAGAGGTTTGGATTTCATCTATTAAAAGGGATGGATACGAAATAATTAAAACAGTGGAAGATGTGGAATCTCCTAAAAAGAATACTAAAAAGAAAAAATAATAATATGGAAAACATAGAAGAAATAGATGTTGAGATTCTTGATAGAGAGCTTAAACCTTTTCTCTATAAATGGACTAAGGGAGATAATTCTGGTACCGTTTGTGAATATGAAAGTGTTTTTAAAGATCCTACCAGTGGAATATTATGGATAAACTTTAAAGGAGGTACTAGAATAAATTATTCCTTGTTGAACGAGTATATGATGCAGATAGACTCTTCCTCTATAGTTCATAACGAACCGGTAGTCCAAACTAATCTTCCTATTAAAAATGTAATGCTTTCTGAATCTAAAGCTAAGGTTCCAGATTTAGAAAATCCCATAGTTTCTCTTTTACAAAAACAAAAACCAAATTGGGTTGAGGTTGGTATTAATCTTAAACTAAATCTACCTACTAAGAATCTTTATAATGTTCTTTCGTCGTCTTTTGATGATGCAGAAGAGGAGATTATAGAATTCGTTGTTAGAGATTTAGACATCGAATTAATAAAAGAGAGTCTAAGGATAAATATAAAGGATATATATAAATCAAATGGAACTTTACGAAAAAGCGGAACAAGCGGTAATACAAAAAACGAAGAATAGAGAAGTCGTAGATATAGACGGACATCTATTTATCAGACAGATAAATCCTGGCGTTATAATAATGCCATACACTTTAAACGAGGAGGGGTTTCCTTCTAAAATAGGTATAATATCTGAAGTATTAGATCAAAGACCAGGTGGGATGTCCAAGACATTAATAACTGGTTCACAAGACGACAAAGATTCCAACATATATCAAACAGCAGTTAGAGAGATGGAAGAGGAGTCGGGGTTCTTAGTAGAGGATCTTAAAAGATGGAATTTTTTAGGGAGTCTATATACATCAAAGATGGTCATTAATTCTAATCCATGTTTTGCAGTAAATATTACTGGGCTAGTTTCAGGAGAGAAAAAAACAGATGGATCTAAGTCCGAGAAGGATACCAAATTCGAATTAGTTTCAGTGGACGAGGCACTAAATCTAGAGGATTCTTTAGTTAGTACATTATTCATAAAAACTTTTAAAGATATTTTTAACAGTAAAGAGGAAGAAGATGAATCTACCAAATAGAAAAGAAAGAAGAAAGGCTGCTAAGCAGATGGGTCTTCTTGGAAAGAAAAAAGAAATTAGCGAAGAGTCTAAAGAAAGAGCTAAGGCAATGGGAAATCTCATCAGACTTAGAAATTTGACTGAGCAAAGAAATAGAAAAAAAGATAATTGATTTATAGTGTCTAATAAATCTTTTATAATTCCTAAAGCAGATAAGGTAAAAACCTTTAATCAGGGTTCTTGTGAAAATTTTCATGTGATAGATGTTAACCTGTGGTTTAAGAATAATAATCTTACGCCTTCTTCAATGAATGAAATAAGACAGTATATTTTTGAAGAATGGTTACAGAAAAAAATAACTAGTTCTAAATCTAAAGTCTCTACTGGATATAAACTTGTTATAGTGTATGATAGTCCTACTGATCCTTTTGTTGATCTCTTAAAACAAAAAATCATAGAAATTTTAGATTACGATTTTTGTGATATTGTTTTAATAGAGGAATAAAAAAGTAGGTATATACTATATGGCAGATCCTAAAGTATTTAGAGAGGGTACATTAAATAATTTACAGAACCCTGGTGAATCGATATCAGGTGTACAGTATTATAACCAGAATGGTATATATGCTTTTCCTAGCGATAAAGTATTTGCTACTTACGAGCTTTCTGAGCTAAGATATCTTCCAAAAAGTTTATTTTACGATGCAGCAACATCTGATGGCGTTTATAGGGGTCTTTTTGCTTATTATGTTTTAGGAACGGGTGCAAATAAAGCTAAGTATCACAAATCTGAATTAAAAGAAAGTCTAGAATTAATAACATCTAAGGCATCTAGAAACCCAACAGCAAAACAAATAATAGATGTTGTTACCAAAGGGGCTGGAGGAATCCCTAACTATTTAAATCCTAATAGCCAATTTAGAGGGCAAATATACAACGTAAAGGATTTTATTTTTTGTAAGTACTATGGAGTTATTCCTAATAATAGAATGCTTACTCTTAGAAGATTTGCACACCCTACTTTAGATTCTTTAAGAGTTATTGCTAATGATAAAGTAGGAGACTTTACTGGATCTGCTGGTAAGGACGGAAAGATAAAGGTAAAATATGAAGTTCCTAAAGATGGTATACCGGATCTAGGAAAACTACAGGATCTTACTGGAACATATAACACATCATTACCTGTTGCTCAGTTGGTTACATTTTTTGGAGGAGATACAGGAAATAATCTTAGCACTATATTAGGAATAGATACGGGGTTAAATTTTTCCTTACAGACACAAGAGCCTACGAAGAATGAACAAACAGGAGATCCAGGCCTTATGAATACACCATACGGGGATCTAATAAAAGCTGCTATAACTAGTGGTGGAAATGATATATCAACCGAGGATATTACTGCTTTTGATAATCTAATAGGAACACTAATAGCTCCTGAAAAAAATATAAAAAGGTTAGAAAGGGCTCTTTTAGACGAAGCTGTAACTGCCGATGGACCGCTATCAAAGAAAATATTTGTTAACCTAAATACAGTAAATCAAGTAGCAGTTAGACAACAAGGATTTAGTGGAGGAACAAATAGTTTTACCTTAAATTTTCATTATACTCTCAGCTCAGCAGGTGAGGTGAATTCTAAATTATTATTTCTAGATCTTATGACAAATGTATTGTCGGTAGGTTCCGACTATGGACAATTTTTAACGCCTGAAATAAGAGTACAGCAAACTTCTGTTGGTATGGGATTTCCCGGAGGTCCTGCGGGATATGCCAAATCTATAACTGATCCGATTAATTATATAAGAGATATTGTTTCTAGAATGCTATCAGCAGGATCTGTAAATAAATTAAAAGAACAGGAGGACCTAGTTAAATCAAAAACTAGTGAAATATATCAGGATGTACAAAAGTTTATTAATGATCCTGACAAGGGATTAGATCCTAATTCAAGTTTTTATAAGTCTATATCAGTCATGATATCTGAGGCTTTTTTGAAAAAAATATACTACAGTCCAATTATGCTTAGTGGATATCCTACTGGAGAATGGCATTTAACGGTAGGGAATCCTTTGAATCCTATAGCCATGATGGGTAATCTTGTTTGTAATAATGTTAAGATAAACTTTAATGACGAGTTGGGTCCTGATGATTTTCCGACAGAAATGACCGTACAGATTCAACTTATGCCAGGAAGACAAAGACACAGGGGGGATTGGGAATCTATGCTTAACAGAGGTAATGGAAGATTATATTTAGGACAACTTATATCTAGCAAAGAATCTACACAAGCATGGGTTAATACTAAGGGTAATTTTGTTAATGACACAGAAGGTAAGGATATTTATAATATAGTTAACGAAAATATAGATCCCCTTACTGGAAGAGAACCTTTAGGATTAACTGGAGCCACTGGTACTAATCAATAAAATATAATATTATGCTATTAATAGATATTATAAACAATAAGCCATTTTTTACTAATCCTAATAATCAGGAAAGATTTTTAGATTTATTAGCTCCTTCTTGGTCTCCTAGAAATGTTAATTATACTATAAAAGCGATAGCATTTGTTACTGATGAAACTAAAATGAGACCTGATTTGGTGTCTATGCAATATCTTTCTGATACATCTAAACTTGGGACATTATTAAAACTTAATAATATATCTAATCCCCTAAGTGTGAATACAGGTGAGGTTTTACTTGTGCCTGGCGAACAAATGATAAATGATTTATTTCAGAGTGGGAAGGCTATAACCAACCAAAAACAAAAAGCAAGATCTTTTAGAAAAGAATTGCAGGAAAAAATATCTCAGATAAGTAAAGATAGACTAGAATATTTAAATTCTAAAAATGTTTCTAATCTAGCAGAAACTCCGCTTCCTCCTAATTTATTACAAGAAGGGCAGCAACAAATTCTTGTTACTGAGGGCAGACTAATATTTGGTCCTGATATTGGACAATGTAGGAGTAGAGCTAAGAAAAATGTTTCTGTTACTGACATAAAAACAAAATTAGCTCAAAAGAACATTTTTAAAAGATAAAAAATGGCTGCAGATATAAATATAAGAAAATCTATATTACAATATAGAAATACTGATATATTTCTGGATGAGTTGAGTGTTATTGATACCTCTTCGCAGAGTGGAGACATACAAGCTAACGATCAAAAATCCGGGAATGTTCAGAAAAAATATTTCGGTACTGTAACACCCTTAGTTAGAATAAACACTGAGATAATAAGCGGTATAAAATACTTTAAATTGGATCTTACTGGATTTAAACCTACATTAATTTTTAGATTTGAAACTATAGATGAAAGATTTATATCTACTTCATATCCAAAAGATGGTGATATAGTATCAATTTATATAAGACCATTTGGTGAAATGTTTAAGCCAATAAGAATGGATTTTATAATAAATGAGGTAATAGCTCCTTTTAACGGTGGGCCTTATACAGATTATACACCATCTACTGGTAAATATCAATCTTACACTATTATGGCTGAGGTTAGAATACCTAAGCTTTATAAACACATATCTAAAAGCTTTAAAGGAAACAGCTCTGATGCTTTATTGAAAATATCGGAGGATCTAAACTTAGGATATGCTTCTAATGAGACTAAAACTAAGGATTCTATGAATTGGCTATCTCCTAATTTGGATTACCAGACTTTAATAAGAGATATAGTAAATAATGCTTGGCTAGGGGAGGAGGATTATTTTGATTGCTGGATAGATCAATATTATAATATAAATTTAGTAAATCTAAAAAAACAATTCGATGATGTAAATCCTAGCATAGATACCATGAGGGTAGCATATGGTGCTGACTCTTTTGGTGATGTATTTCCTGGAGGAGGTGCTCCTGAAACATATGAGGTAGAATTTCCACTTCTTCTTACCAACTCAACTGAATTTAGTAAATCCCCTCTTTTTATTAGTGATATGTCATTAGAACAAAATGCGGGAAGTATAAATAAAGATCTTGGATATTTTCAGAAGATACAGTTTTATGACACCAAATTAGTTTCTGATAAACCGAAAAATAAGTTTGTAGAGTATGACGTAGAATCAGTTACTAATAAAAATCTAGGATCTAGGGATACTATAAACAAGGGTAGATTGGGAGAAAATATTTATAAAGAGGAAATAAAAAAGACGTACGTTGGAACAATGTATTTCGATAACGTTCATGAAAATTTTCAACAAGCTTCTACCCAAAATATTTTAAATAGAAATGATTCTTATAAAATAATACTTAGAGTTAAAAATAGAGCATGGACTCCTTTTTTGTACAGAGGACAAACTTTCCCAGTAGCTATTTTTTCCGAGGGCAGCACTACTGCTAGTTCTTCCTCTACCTACAATCCAGTAGGAAAACAAAACTCATCCTTAGCAAACAACCCAGAAAAAAGAAATATTAACGCATTTCTTTCCGGTAATTATGTTGTATTAGGATTTACTATAGAATACGAAGGTCAAGGAATATACCAGACGATGATCTTAGGCAAAAAACAATGGGCCCTTAATCCTGGTCTTGATTCTGAACCAATAGCTCTAGATCCTAAGATATTTGATGCTGATTTTAACGATCTTGCTAAAAACGTTTCGTTTACAGTTCAACAAAATACCCAAAATCTTAAAAGCGACATATATAATACTTAAAGGGATATGGCAGATTTTTTATCAGATTTTAAAAGTGGTCCCTTAGGGAGTAAAATATTACCTAACGGAGATGCACTTAAAAGAAAAATAGACTCTAAGAGAGAAACGTGGTTAAAGGGTGTATCCTCTACTAAATTCGGAAAAAAGGAAGATCCTACATATCTTCATTTTAGATTTATTTTTGATTTTGCCGAAAGCTCCGACATGGATCCAGAGACTTTTCTTGCACCTTCTCCACTTTTTAAATCAGCATCTGCTGATGGTATAGGAGCGGCTTCCTCCGCAGCAACATCAGCTTTTACCTCTGGCGGTACTCTTGAACAACAACAGGAAGCAATAAAAAATGCGGGAGTGAATGCTTCTAATTTTAACTTTTCATCTAGTACTGATTTTTTTTATGGTAGTAAATTTGTTATAAATTCTATAGCACAGCAGGGGGCTTTTAATATAAATGGTGGTGGTGTAGGATATATGGGTGCCCAGAATTTTCTTGCACAAAGATCCACCAAAAGGAAACAAATGTTAGAGGCATTTAAGAAAGGATTGAGGTACATAAACGAAAAATGTCCTTATTATTTCCAATCCATCTCTGGATTAGATCAGATACTAAAGGTTGATATAAAGAACCTTCATAAAGCTGCTGGAAAGCCGCAAAGAATGGGTACATTATCTATAGATTGTTTAGAGTCTATAGATATGAGAATATTTGGATTAGCTGAGCTATATAGAAAAGCAATATATGATTACACTTATCATAGAGTAATGCTTCCTGAGAATCTTAGAAAGTTTAGGATGTGGCTAGTTATATCTGAGATAAGAAACATACAGTTAACATATGGAATAAATGACGTATTGAATCCCTTTACTATACCATCAGTAGCGCAAGGTGCTAATTTTCTAGAGAGTTTTAATTCTCAAACAGGATTATTAGATAATGCTGCTGGATTATTACAAAAAAGTACAAACCAGGAAGAGGACCAAAATGGATCTTATGAATTAGGACCTTATGCTTTTATTTATCAGTTTGATCAATGTGAGTTTGATTTTGATGAATCTTATCCTTCTTTTGGTACGATAGACAATAAGGGAGGAAGTGCAGTTACAAACAAGTTTAAAATCCATGTAGGACGGGTTAAAGATTATAAAATACAATTTAATTCTCTTTCCGATATAATGCAAAAGGATGATAACATAAAATCTATGGTTTTATCTGATGTTTGGGGATCATTGAAAGAGGATTATGAGAATTATGATTATAAAGAAACGTCCGGTATAGAAAGTGCGACTTTTGATGATAAAGCAAACCCAGCTGAATATTTTGCTCAATTAGCTTCTAACTTTATAACAAATAGTGTTGCGGATCTTAAGGATCAAGGAGTGCAGGTATTGCAAGGAGCTTTACTAGGAAATATTTACGGATTGGGGGGATTTGATCCTAGAAGTCAATTTAGAAGCTATACTAATTTTGACGATATAAATGCTAAAGCTAGTCCTTTAAAAATACCCGATCCCCGTAAAGATAATAGTCCTCAAGGATCTGGATTAGGTGGGCCAGGCCAAAGACAATATCCGGAAATCAATGAAGATGCTTACACTGGAGTACCAAGTACGACCCAACAAAATCTAGGTACTGCATACAGTGGTACACCAGGCAACCCTGGGACTGCTAGTGGCGATGTTTATTCTAACAATCCTGGATCTGATTTAGGTTTACCGGATAGACAATATCCTGCACCTGGGGGTGACGAATATAAGAATGTCCCTGGTTCTGATTCTGGTGTTCCTGGAAGAGTTTATCCCCTAGTAAAAGGAGACGCTTATCCTACAAATCCTGGATCAGACTCAGGATTACCGGATAGACAATATCCTATACCAGGAGGAGATGAATACAACAATGTCCCTGGATCTAGTCTAGGAGTACCTAATAGAGTCTATCCTGAGCCTAATGATGATGCTTATCCAACTAATCCGGGAGCTGATCTAGGATTACCTGATAGACAATATCCGCCTATAAATGAGGATGTTTATCCAGATTCACAATCGGTAGAAACTGATAATATAGGAAAGGTTTATTCTGATCCTAGCAATAGCTATGGTAATATAAACGAGAAGGAATACGACGATTCACAGGTTGCTTCTTCAAATGAAAATATAGGTGACGTATATCCTGATACAGTAAGCAGGTATCCTGAAATAAACGAAAAGGTTTATAAAGAATCAAATGAGATAATAGATGAATCTCTAGGAGAAGTATATAAGGAAGTTAGGAATGTTTATCCTAGTGTTAATGATGCTCAATACGGAGATTCTATAATACCTAACAACTCTTTAAATGAGGATGTTTATAGAAGAGTTCCTGGAAGAGATTTAGGAGCTCCTGGAAGAAATTATGAATCTATAAACGACGATCAATATAATATTTCAAATAGACCTGTTAATATAGCTAATATAGGGAGAGTATATCCCTCATCAAAAAATGAAAACAATTAGTAATATTTAGGTACAATTAAAAATGGGATTAGTAGACAGAAATAAATTAGAGAAACCCAATACTGAGATATCTCATTATCTTGGTGTTGTTGTAGATAATAAAGACCCTGAGTTTAAAGGGAGAGCTAAGATTAGAGTTTTTGGTATTTTTGACGAAATAGCTGACGCAGATCTTCCTTGGGCTTATCAGAGATTCGAGCAGAGTTATGGACTCGGAGGTGGATCTGGTAGGATATCTGTTCCTAAGCTTGGATCTGTAGTACACGTTCAGTTTAATAATGGGAACTATTATAGTCCCGAATATAAAGCTGTTCAGGAATTGTCTCCTGATTTAATAGACGAGATTAGAGCTAGCTATGACGGTGCTCATTCATTAATATATGACGGTATAGAAAGACTTAAAATGTATTATACTGTAGAGAAAGGATTAGTTATAGATCTGAAGGAATCTAAAATTATTATAAGAAATGATAATTCTATATTAATAACCCATGCTGATGATACTGCATCTATAGAATTAAAAGGAGGAAAAATAACCAAGTATGCGGATCAGGAAATAGAAAATACTGCAGTAACGAGGATAAAACATAGTTCAGAAGAAGTTTGGATGGACGGAAAAACTACCAATCTAGGACACTCTCCTCTATTTTCTGCAGTATGTGCTGAGCCATTATGGGATTTTTTAAAAAAACTAGCTATATCAGTAGATAGCAAAATGCCAGCAACCCCGGGAGTTAATTCAACATTAGCATCTAGTTTTGAACAATTGGCTACAAGTCAAACCGTAAGGGTTACTCGAGAGAATGCACCAGAATTTCCTGTAGTACCTCTTGACGCTAATTCCCCTGTAGGTATACCTAATTCGGGAACTAGTGGTACATCGGGAACTAGTGGTACATCAGGAACTAGCGGAATAACAGGAGTATAATATGGCCGGGGATATAGGATCTAGAATAGATGATTTATTAGGGAAGGATTTTTCACAAATGTCTACCGAAGAGATATTAGGTATAATATCAGGTGGACAAGATTTTAATATTCCTTATGAGGATTTACAATCAAAAGAGGGATTTGAAAAAGAATTAGAAAAGAGTCAAAAAGAAGTAGATTCTATAATAGAAAGTTTAAAACCACAGCCCCTTCCTATATCAATAAAAGACGTAGAGGATCTTTCTTGTAAATATGAGGGAGACGATTTATATAGCAGGATATTAATAGAATCTGTAAAAAAAGAAGATCCTAAATTATATAATGATCTTTTAAGATCTGATGAATATAGAAAGAATTTACCTATATCAGAGAACGATTTAGGTGTAAAAATACAAGGAGGAAGGGACTTAGGATTTTCTAAAAAAATACCATCTGAAGGGATTACTAAATATTTAAAAAAAAGAAAGCCTGATCTTTTACAAAAATTAAACGAGAAAATATTTGATAACCTTGATCCATTATTGTTAGGGAAACCTTCTAACTCTGGTTCTCGAAAAAAGAGAAAAATGAAAATATTGGGATTCGAGATCCCATTAGAATTCATAATGAATAAAACTCAAATAGTACACGTTAAAATTGGTGGTGATGAGATAAGTATAGACGGGGCTTTAGAAAGAATAAATAGTCTTTTAAAAAAACAGAACGAAAATTCAAATCCTTGTGATTTTAAAGATATAGATGAAAATACACAATCCGAAAGGATAGATGGATTTGACTCTAATTTTTATCCTGACGGGGATGATCCTATAATAGATGATGACTGTTTACCAGGAATCCCTGAAGATCCTATAACTGGAGATCCTATTTTAACTAAATCTAGTTTTGATGAATCTTTAGATGAATTTTGTGACCCTCCTATTTATGAATTTAAGAGAGAGGAAGTAAAAGATCCAGAACCCCCTTCTGTTGATGTAAATGCTATAGATGCTTGCGTTAATTCCGCTTTAGAGAAGAGTAAAAAACTAGAGGATGATGTAAAGGTATTAGCAAGGTGGCAAATGATAGAGAGAAACTTGGAAGAGATTCTTTATCATTACGAAGCAATATACGAATATCAAAAATCATTATATGATAATTGGTTATCGAGAGTACCTAAAAACGAAGGAGGAGATCCTTCAGATTTTCAAATAGGTATATCAATATTAACATACAACGATCAAATTTTGATATATCAGAAGGAGCTGATAAATCAAATACAAAATTACAATAACGATAAGACGGTATTTCTTAATAACAATAATATATTTACCGAAAATCTTTTTCTTTTAGATGTTTATGATACGGAATTAAGCGATCCTGAACTTGAACAGCTTTTTAATGATCAGATAAATGCTGGTTTATCTCCTATTAATTACGATAATCTTTCACAATCATGGCCAATTAATGATGGTATTATTAAATTCAAGGAGAATGTAGAGGATATAAGATCTATAATGATAGAGGGCAATTTTATATCTGTTATAGAAAATAAAATACAAGAAACGCAAGATTTACTTGATTCAGCAATATCTTCATTATCTGAAAAAAAAGGATCTCCAGTTTCTGTAGAAGATGTAGAAAAATCTTTTATTCCATCAAATACTGCAACATCTGATGTTTATGGGCAAGGCAATACAGCTCTTGACATAAACGCTAGGGTTTTTAAAAGTCCTTTAGAAATAACTTTAACCGGAACATCTTATACTTATGATTCGTACGGATACGATTTCTTAAAAGCATTAGAAGATTTTTCAGTAAGATATAAGACTAAATTTAATAAAGAATTAGGAGAGCTTCAGTTTGAATTATCTTTTGTTACTGATTATGGATCTCCTCTTCCGTATAAGAAAACAAAGAAACCATCTAAGATAAGCTTCACTGGGGCAAGCTCTGAACCATTATCAGAAGTAAATGAACCGGACGAGCAGAAGATAAAGATAGGAAATGAGCATGCTGATAATGGCGGATTACTAAGTGATTATTTTCCAGAGTATTTAAAGAGCTATCAATTCTTAAAGATAAAAAATATAAAAACTGGATTTCCTGACGTTGCTAAGTTTTATGATTTTATAGAAAAAATAATAAACACAAACGATTCTAAAGAAAGTATAATAGCTAAAATAGTAGAAGATAGAGGGATACTTTACGGGAATCTGATAGAGAAGTCCGCATCTAATTGGCTTTTTTTTACAGCTGAGGAAAGAGGCGATAATGATGCTAGGGATCCTTCTAAAACAAGACCTGCTAGTTTTACTGAAGATAGTGAACCTACTCCGGTATTTACAGATTTCTATAGTAACTTTAAAAATAAATGGAATTCTAAATATTTAGAAAATAAAAATGCCTATATAAAACCAGCTTTAGATAATCTTAAGAATCAAGCTAGAAAAGCTGGAGAAGGGTTAGCAAAAACATTACCAGCTTCTGATGTTATAGGAATTAGAATTCTTGAAAATTACCTGGACGTAAAGAAGAAATACGAGCAGATAAAAGAGATAATGCTTTTAGCTGCGCAAAAAATAAATGATGTAAATGAATCATTAAGTCCTGAGAATGTAGAAAAAAGATTTTCTGATATAAAATGCGCAGGTGCAGATTCTCCACCAGCAGAAGATGATAAAGAAAATTGTCCACCTGTTTGTTGTGGTGAACCAGGCTCCGATTTTAAAAATGGTAATTATCTTATGTCTTCCCCTCCTAGCTCAGACTGTCCAACTATGTTTCAGAGATGCTGGTGGAAGCAGTTTTGTGAGGACGTTACTAAAGTAGGTCTTTTGCCTTATCCTAATGGTTTACCTCCCATAGAGGATCCGAAGTATTTTTTATCTGCTGGACCTAGCGTTAGGTTGGGACTTAAATATTGGCCTGTTGGATATTTACCACCAGCTTTTATACCTATACCTTTTCCTAATCCTATAGATGGTAATCCTTACATAAGAATACCCCTTCCTATGATTTGGACTATAGTTCCACCTATACTTATACCGCTTCCTTTTAATTTAGGTATGCTTGTTATTTTTATACCATTCATAGGTGGATTTATGCCTACACCTTTAGTTTACATAAAGGAATTTATAACGGGGAGTTCTTTATTTTTAACAGGTATTAGAGGTCCTAGATTTATCCCTAGAAAATCTGATCCTAAAATAAAAGATCCATTAGAGAAAATAAAACAAGCTTTATCTTTCGGTATACCAGATAAACTAATACCTCTACCGGGATTCGGATTAGATAATTTAGATTCTGCTCCTAGAGTTCTAGGAGATATTAAAGCTAATCTTACAAAAATATTTGATAGCGTTCCCCCTCCTGGTAATTTACAACAGCTTAGGGATTTACAGAATAATGAAAGAGAACTGAAAAGAAGAATAAAAGAAAAGGAAAGAGACTATAAAAGTAAATCTGCTTTATTAGATGTTCCTGAACCAGATATTTCTGCTGAGACTGAAGAATTAAAAAATATTATAAAACAGAGAAAGGATACTTTAAAATCTGTAATTAAAGACTATTTAAATAACAGTATACCAGATCCTAAATCTATATACTTTCCTAAGGACAAAGATAAATTAAAAATAGACATTCCTGGTATAATAAAATCTCTTAGGATATTAAAAGAAATGAGAGCAAGCCTAGTTCCTGTTGATTGTCCCGATTTTATAAATTTCAAAGATGAAATGAGGGAGGTTTTAAAACTTATGCGTATAGTTTGTCCTCCTAAATACTTTTTAGAGAACTTTGAGGTAGCTAATTCTAGCAAAATATTCATGAGAAAGGATAAGGATCCGAGACTTATGACTGATGATGAATTTAGCGATCTAGTAAAACAGATAAGAGGTGTATCCCTTGTAATAACGAAAGTTATTCTTTGGGGAAATAAATTTTCAGTAATAAAGAAAGTAAGAGAGGGAGCTTTCTCGCCTATTGAAAATAGCGAATATGAGGGTGTTTTTAAATTTCCTGAAATAAAAATAACAAATTCAGCTCCCAAAGCACTTAAGTTTTTAAGAAAGAAAAATCCTATAATAGAGGCTATTAAAATAAGGATAATGGATGGATTATCTAAAATAGAATATATCCCGGAGGATTTCTCTAGATATGTTAGATATGAAGGGGAAAATCCTATATTAGTTATAAGGGTTAAAGATCTAAAGAAATTAGTTTCTAAAAAATTAGGATTAAGTAGAATAGGACCTTTTGATCCAATTAGACCACTAGACGAAGAAGAGCCATTAATATCTAGTTTCCCTTATCCCAAAGGACCTTTATCTTGTCTAGGTTCACTTAACGGAGGATTTGGTAATGCTGTAGCTGCTTTTGAGCTTCCTACGGTTTTTCCTTTGAAACAGGATCAGCTAACACAAACTCCTGGGCTAGGCGGTATTATACAGGTTACTATTCCTGGATCTAAAGTAAAATCTTTTCTAACTGAATCTTTAATTAAGTCTTTAGACTCAGGAGCTCTTGAAGCTGCTTTCCCTGAGATAAATGATGTAAATTCTCCTAAGTTTTTAAATTTAGATCCTAATGATATACAAAAATTAAGTAAAACATTAGTTACTAATTTAATAAATCCGGAATCCCCTGATATACCTCCTTTCTTAAATATATTGAAGACACCTGTGTTTCCCCCTGCAAGGCCAACTGATATGATAGAGCAGGCTTTAATAGGATTAGGAGCACCTCCTCCTGCTAGGATAGTCTATAGTTTGTTCTGGGAATACTTTAAAAGTCTACCAAAAACTCCACTAGGAGATAAAATAGTGCTTCCAAAAATTAGTGCTTCCTCTGAATTACTAGCCAGAATACCTTGGCCTCTTGCGGTTCTTATAGGTAGAAATGTTTTAAATATATTAAATCCTATAGCAATGAATGACGATCATCCCGTATGGAGAAGAATGAGTTTAAAGAATACATACTATGTTGTTTATATAGATGAATTTTTAAGAAGTGCAGCGGATGTTTCTGGATTGTTTAAGTTCTTTCTTGGATCTGCAGATCCGGTATATCCTATACCAGAACTCCCTTCTGAACTTAAAAAAGCTTTTAATATAAAAAAATATTAATTTCTTGGAAATTTTAATGCAATTTTACACTACAAACAAAGATAAACCCAAATAACATGAAAAACAAAAATTTTAGTTCCTTCGATTATGATACAGCTGAAAGAGAAAGACTTGAAGCTATTTATAGTGGAACCTTTCCGGAGGAAAATAAAAAAATAACAGGAAAGGACATACAGAACAATTCTTCTGAAAGAATAACAGTAACATCGATTGATTTCGAAAAAGGAGTTGCCCTAGGCGAGACATCCTTTGGACAAACAATTATAATTGATACGAAGAAGGAAGAAAAAAATATGAGAAAGCTAGGATATCCTTCTATAGAAATAAGTGAAGGACAAGTACTAGATGTTGTTATACAAAAAGATTCTTCTGGTTCTTTTAATGGATCTGTTTCTGCTGGATATGAAAAAGCACTTAAGAGTGAGCTTCATAGATCTATTAAAGATGAGGATTGTGCATTTAAAGTTAAAGTTAAGAATGTTTGTAACGGTGGATTCATGGTTGATCTATCAGGAATCGAATGCTTCCTACCTGGAAGTCTTGCTGCAGCAAACAGAATTATGAACTTTGCAGACTACGTAGGTAAAGAATTAACAGTAATGGTTGAAATCTATGATCAGAAGAGAGATATTTTTGTTGTATCGTTCAAAAAATATCTTAGAAAAATTATTGATAGAGAGGTTCAAAATCTTTCGTTTGCTACTAAATACCAAGGAACAGTTACTGGATTATCCAATAATGGTGTATTTGTTGAATGGGATGAGATCTATACAGGAATAATCTCTATTGATGATTCTAACCGTGGATCGCTAGAAAAATACCAAGCAGGGGATACTGTAGAGTTCTATGTAATTGATATAAAAAATCCACAAAGAATCAATTTATCAGTTTCAGAGCCAAACGAAAAAATGAAAGCTGTCCAAGAAATGAAGGATAGTTCTTCCGAAGTTTTAGGGGAAAATACCAATTTGAAAATATATAAAGGAGAGGTTACTAAAATTAAAACTTTCGGTATTTTCGTAAAAATGGAAAACGGATTGAACGGTCTTATCGAAAAAGAGAAATTAGTAAGTTCTATTAAAGAATATGAGGTTGGGCAATCGGTTGATTTCTCGATCTTGAGTGTGGATAGTTCCTCTCTCAAAATACAATTAATAGAGAAATAAAAATTGGCTAATTTACTTACTAATGATTTTTTCTACTCTTCTAAATTGGGTTTCGAATTTGAGTTTTATAGCAACTTAAATAGGAATGAGATTGCCAATGAATTAGGAAAAGTATTAGGAAAAAAGGTATTACTTTTTAATAAATATCACTCTAATTTTAAACCTACTAAGGACATTTTTAAGTTAGAGCCAGATTACTCAGGAGGATCCAAGATGGTTGAATTCATCACGGGTCCTCTTCCTTATTTTGAGGCCATAGTAATACTAATTAAGACTTTAAAATGGATAGACGAAAATGGATACACGGATAAAAAATGTGCTTTCCAATTTGGTGTGAGTATCGATACTTCAATTTATCCTGAAGTTCCCCCTATGGGCCAAATAAACACTCTCAAATATATTCTTGGATTTGATGAGAACTTCATATATAAAAGATTTCCTGAGAGAATGGGATCACTATATGCTAAATCCATTAAGAGAATATTACCCATTAACAAATTTGTAGATCCTACTAACATTTCATTTATAGATAAAAATCTATTTGAAGTACCTCTAGAAAAAAACATGGGAATTAATTTTCTAAAACTTCCTGAGGGGTATTTTGAAGTTAGATATCTAGGAGGTAAAGATTATCAAAAAAGATATACTGCGGTAAAAGAAGTAATTGATCATATAATCACTTATACTGTTGGTGTCTTAAGATACAATAACGGATTCACTGAAAATGACTTAAAAGTGTTAAGAATGTTCTTAAATGAGATTTATAAGAACTCCTCAACATTTATAGATCCAGATACTTTCCAAAAGAATTATCCCCATATGAATATAATGGTAGATCTTAGATCTGACCCACAGATATTAAGATCTTTCTTTATTAATATCAGGGAGGTTCTCTATGATTTAATAGTAGAGAATAATATTAAAGAGGGTATAATAAATTACGATAGCTCGCTAGGTAAATTTCAGCTTAAGGATATAAAAACAACTAGGGCTTACCTACTTAAAGATTATGATATACTCGAGGGTGAAATCTCCGGTAATGTATTAAATTGTAGAATGTTTAACTGTAAATTAAATGATTCTACTATAGAAGAATGTGATCTTATAACTAATAACGAAATAAACAGATCCAAGGTAATGATATCAGATCTTTACTTTACTAATTCTGTACATGACAGCTATATTGATAATAAAGACAAAGAAATAAACTGCGAGGTATTTGGAGGTATAATAAGATCTGGATTCATAGGAAAATTAGCTACGATATCACCAGAAACTGAGGTTGTTAAGGATGCTGAAGACGACAAGAAGTTAAAAGGAAGTTTAAAAAAGAAACAGTTTCCTAATAGGAATGAAGGAGATCAACCTTCTCAGCCTACTAGATTCTCTGATAACAATTCTAAACCTTCAGGTATACCTGGTATAAACTTCAAATCAAATAATTAAATTGGTATGACAGAAGCAGATCTAATACAGGAAATAAGAGACGATATATCTCATTCTTGTGCCTTACCTTATAACCTAAATGAACAGGAGATAAAAAGGATTATAAAAAGAGCTAGAGCTTATTTTTACGATAATTATCAATATGCTGTAGAGGATAGAATATTTGTTTTAGGAAGGGAATTATTTTCTACCCCTGCTTTTAGAGCAACTAGACAGATACAATTACCACAGTGTGTTAGATCTATATATGAAGTTAGGGAGGTAAACGGATCGGGATTAATAGGAACACCGGATAAAGATTTTGGAGATTCTAAGTTATTAGGATCAGAACTTATGCTTTCTCCTTTTGCAGGAGATAACTTGGTTTATAGAACGGTTCTTTATTCTTTCTTTGATCTTGCTAAAGCATATTTATTAGAGACCTATGCTTTTAATTACAACAAAAATACTAAGAGACTTACAATACTTGGTAGAGATCCAAATAGAACATATCAAACTGATGGAGGAAGCTCATCTACTCTATTCACTGGTACTGATGTAGGTGTTAGAGCTTATATAGATATACCAGAAGAAAACCTATATGATGATGAGCTATTTGTTAGATTCTGTCTAGCAGAAGCTAAAATAAACATCGGTAGATTGCTAGGAACATTCGAATATAATCTTCCTGGTGGTGTAAGAGTTAACTATAATAATATACAAACTCTAGGAACCACAGAAAAACAGGAGATTATACAAATGATAAAAGACGAGAACACACCTTCATACTTCTTGCAGTGGAATTAATTTATTGTGTTATTAATCCTTGGAATATATAGAACAAGATGGCAAGATATTCTGAAATTTATCCAAGGAATCCTGATGATCCAAATTACAAAGAGGGACTTTTACATACTGATGACCAAGTAGAAATACTTATTGGTATGATTAAGAATTGTATGATGACTCGTCCTGGAGAGGTTCTTGGAGATCCTTATTTTGGTATAGATCTGGAGGGACTTATTTTCGATTTGGAAGTAGATCAAAACACTTTGACTAGAGCGATAGATTTACATCTACTTACTTATGTTCCTTTAGCATATTCTGTATTTAATGTGGAATTTCAGGTAGGTTTTATACAAGGAGAAACTAGAGATGCTTGTATTATAGATTTTGCAATAAAAGGAAACCCTATATTAGGAATTAAAATATTATAAAGATGGATTTATTATCAAAGAATAGAGCAAAAATATCAGATCTAATATCTCAAACTTTTGAGCTAATACAAGCAAGATATGGGATGTCAAATCAGTTATTTACTGTTGCATCTGTATGGGGACAAATAATATTTGTACTAGACAACCTTTCGCAGTTTGTATTATTTTTTATTGAGGATTCTATAACTGAATTAAACATAAATACTGCTACTCGTGAATCTTCTATATATGGTTTAGCTACATTAGCAGGGCATAACCCAACCAGAAATATATCTGCAAAAGGAGAAGTTTCAATTAAATGGAACGGAAAAAATGTAGAATCAATTGGTGGAAGTGCTGTACTTATACCAAGGAATTCTCAGATCAAATGCGTAAACAACGGTAAAACCTATCTATTAAAATTTCCTCAGGAATATACGAGATTAAATTTAGACGGAACGTCAAAGTTAATTTGTTCTATAATGGAAGGATCTCTCTCGATTAATCAATATACAGGGAGTGGGGATTTTCTACAGAGTTTTAATGTATCGTCGAGAGGTACTTCAGGTATAGAAAACTTTGAAGTTTATGTTAAAGTTAATGGGGTAGAGTGGAAAAGGTATGATTCATTATATGATATACCTAGAAATGGTTTAGGCTATCTAGTAAAAAGCTCACTTATTTCTGGTATAGATATATTCTTTGGAAATAGAGATTTTGGATTACCTCCTGCTGCAGGTTCCAATATAGAGGTTACTTATTTAGAATCAGCGGGAAGCGGTGGAAATCTTTTATTAGATGATTCCTCTCAAGCAATCTTTAATTTTGATTCTGAGGGTACTGATTTATTCGGTAATACCGTTAGCTTATCTGAGATTCTTCAGGTATCTTGTACTATAGCTCCTCAAATGGGTGCTAATCAAGAATCTGTTGATTTAACAAGATTAATAGCTCCTAAAACATCTAGAAGTTTTGTTTTGGCTAATCCAACTAATTATATAACATTCTTTGAAAAATTTGGACAGTTCTCTATAATAGAAGCTTTTACAACTTTTGATGACCAATATATTGATGATGATAATATTATTTATTTAATTCTTGTACCTGATATTCAGTTAACTTTAAAAAGTAATGAAACATATTTCGATATTCCTATTTCAAGATTTAAACTTACCCAACCTCAAAGGGATAGAATATATCAATTATTAGACGAGAGCGGACAAAAAATAGTTACCACAGAGGTTAAGATATTAGACCCTGTTATAAAAAGGTATGTGGTAAATATAGCTTTAACTATGTTTGAAGGAAACGACCCGGATACACTAAAAACAACTATAACAAATACTTTGAGCGATTATTTTCTTAACATCCGAAGAAGAGATAAAATACCTAGATCTGATTTAATTGCTGCAGTGGAAGAAATAGAGGGGGTTGACTCGGTATCTCTTTATTTTGTTGGTGAGGAAAACGAAGCAGCAAAAGCTCAAAATCCTAATTCTCCTGAAATAGGATTCGATGAATTCGGAGATATAGTAATAGGCAAGGATGAGATAGTTGTTATATCGGGAGGATGGGAAGATAGAAACGGTATATTTTACGATCTAGGTGCAGGTATGGAAACTCTTTCTTCTATAAATATAGATATTAGAGCAATTGTTCCTTATACTTATAACTCAAGAGTAAATGGATTATTAAAGAGTTCTTTAAAAACAGGTAATTAAGATGGAAAAGAAAAGCTGGTATGAATTTATAAAATCTCAAAATGACGTTAGATCTAACGTTGGTTTTGATTACGAAAATAAGATATTTGAAAATACTCTTTCAAATCCTATATTACAAGGTGATGCCAATAGAATGGATATATTAGCCAGTATCGAGAGGGTAGTTTACTATTGGTTTGAAACTGCTAAGTATATAAAGAACTATATTAATTATACAGTTCCTAAGAACAATAAATACGTGAGATAGAATGACTCTTCAAAATCTTTTATTCTTTGATAAAAAAGGAGACCAATATATTTTTAAATGGAATGGAAATTATTGGGAAGGCTCGGTTCTTTTTCCTGTAGTTTCCGAAAAACTATTCGAGGTGCAACACATCTTCGTAATAGAAAAATTTTTAAATACTTCAGCTGAGATAGAATATGGGTTTCCACATTCATACGGTACAAGTCCAGGAACACCAGTGTGGAGAACAAGATGGGAATCAAATTATGACGGGAAAACCGATGTATCTAATATAATATACACTTATGAATTAGGTGTAGACGGGGAATTAGATTCACCGGTTCTAGTTAAGACCAATAGCGTAGAATTTTATCCCGAGGTAGTTCCTGGAGACATTGTAGATTCTCCTAGTGGTATTGTAGTTACCAGCGATATTAATTCTTCTTCGATGCAAATTAATATAGCATTGAACTCTGAAAACGAAGGGATATACGATAGGACTTTTATATTAGAGGATTATACAGATCCAAACAATCCTATTACTATTTTAAAAGTAGGGTTCCATGGTGAAGTAGAGGGAGAAGACAGTAGGCTCTCAGTATTATTAGGAAACTTTGGTAGAGAATTTAATCCACCTGACGCTTTAATAGTAAGAGAAGGTGATATAAAAGAAGAATTTCCAGATTATGAAATAATCAACAAGAAAAGAAAAGAGTTATTACTTGCAGGAGAGAGCATATTTCCATATTTAGGATCTTACAAATCTCTATTTAATGCTATAAAATTCTTTGGATATTATGATTTAAGGGTTAAAGAATATTGGCTTAATATTAAAAAAGATGACGCTGACACTTTAACACCATTACAACAGAATCAAAAGATATTAAATCAATTAAGTCAGCCTAATATTGAGGGTCAAAGTAAATTGGAACTTATAAGTAGTTTAATAAAAGACGAAAATGAGGGTAAATTTAAACAAGTAGAAATATACGGGAAAAGAAAAGACGGGACATTCGGATTGAAAAAACAATTCGAGCAATTATTTCCATCCAAGTCTTTTAAAAAGACCGCTTTATTTGGACTTTTCTATGATATAAATAGGGTGGTAGAAGATCAGGACGAGGATCAATATGGATATCCTATAGTTGAAGATTCTTTTGCTTTTAGCCCTGAAGAAGTCCTTATAAAACTTTTTGGATTAAAAGAAAGATTAAAAAGGGATTACCTTCCACTTAATGCTAGAATAATTGATATTACCGGTGAGGGTGTATATTTTAATATCTATAAAACAAGAGGGTGGACAGACCAGGTAGATATAAGTGAAATAAAAGGTGGGATAAAGGTAGACTTTACAGTCTTTCCTGAAAATGGATACGTTGAAGATCTTAGACCTTTTTATACTAAACCAAATCAATCTGGTATATTATATCCAGCAATAAATGGTGCAGAACCAGGAATAAGCTATTATGGAAACACAGTGGATCCTTATTCTTATTTTCAAGAGTACCCAATATCTACTATTCCTACATGGGAGACTGCTATACAATCTTTTTATGATGACGTAAAAAGTGGTACAATGCCTAAATTTTTAGGCGATGGTGATTACGATTATCCTGGATATAAATTATTCTCAAACGGTACTGAATACGTATTCCCTGCGGGATGTCCAATAATAATTAAGGATAATACATTTACCCTTCCTTGGGACGATGTAAGTGCAACATGGAATTCTTTTGATACAACAGTAACTACCACACCATTACAAATAGCAAGTTACAACAGTACTACTGTAAGCAATCCAGGTACACCTATTCAAACAGTTAATAGTACTAGTACTTTTACATTACCTACAACATTTCCATCGAATGTTACTATTAATATAGGTCCAGGAAATGATTGGTTTGATACAACATTTCCTGAGGTTATATTTGTTAGAGTAGAATCTGTAAGTTCTCCTGGAAATTTGGTTCTTGGGTATTGTAGTGCGGGAGATTATAATACTGTTACTGGTGATCTCTATATACAGATGATGTATACTAGAGGATCTGGTGAGTATTCAAACTGGAAAGTAACACCTACTAATTTAGGATTTAGTAGCTATACTTTTGAATATTACGAAAACTTTGTACAGTCCAACGGATTTTATTCTTGGGATAGAATACCTTACCTAGATTTCTATGAAATAGAATGGACCATATACAAGAATGATGATATTAGTCCTTACTTCTTCCAGATAAGAGGAGGATTACCAGATTTAGAGACATTAGTACATTTTGTTCCTTATGTAGGGGAATACAATATTAAATGTAGAGTTTGGGACACTCTAAATTCTATATCATTAGGAATAAAGAGATCTGTTTTAAAAGTTGATAAAAGATCTATAGAATTAAATACGATAACTAGATTTAGAGAATCTGAGATCTATGATTGGAATAATGTTCCTTTGAAATGGGAAAGTTACCCATCTCAATGGATTTTCCCAGTAGAAAACACAAATAAGATCTTAGATATTTCTGATATGATAGAAAATTATCCGGAGTATTCTAATAATTTTAATGAGGGACAACAGTGCGAGGTACTGGCTAAAGTTCCAGAGGTTAAAGCAACTATCGATTTTGAAATAGGAGTTAATCAAATAGATATTAACAACATTGTTAGTACTTATAACGGATCAGGTTATTCACTGGCTATCGTAACAACAAATACCCCTCATGGATATTCTTCAGGTAATACTGTTTGGATATATGATTCTTTAGGATCTCCTTATGGTCAATATCCGATAACAGTAACTGGACCCAATACTTTTGAAATACCCGAGATAATTATTACTGCTATAATTGGAGGATACGTTTACGGATCTGGTAATGTTAAGATAACTGCTGATTCATTATTAATAGCTGATTGTAATTTTCAAGGGGATATAAATTCAACAACTAGTTTAGTTTATAGTACAATAAATTCTTCTCCCCTAACTCCTAAGTATAAGGTTATAAATCTAATAGATTCTACAACTCCTGGGTATAAGAAATTTACTTTACAGGCTCCTAATAATAGCGGTGCTTTATGGAATGGCAAGATTCTTTCGATTCAAGTTACTGGATCTATTTTAAGTAATATAACAACAGGAACTTTCTCTGGTGGTGTAAACGAAACTGAAGAGTATTTAGAATACAATTTCAATACACTACCTAAAAAAGAAATGAGATTCTGGGGTACTAAGGGTCTTTCTTGGGATACTTTTGAAGACTTTCAATTCGAAAAGGCTTATGCTCATACATGGGATATGTATGACTATCATAATGACTGGCTTGGCGGATTTGATCTCTATTCTCTCCAATATGGAGATCTGGTTAGAGTAACAAAAGACTCATTAGGAGTAGTATTTGGTGAAACTGATTCACCTGGAAATAGTTATTTGGATTTAAGTGAAGCTGCTGATCAATTAAATGATTCTATTGATGATAACGTAAAAAGATTTGATTATACTGTTAGAGGATTTTCTGAACTTCCAAATAACTTTTATATAAATAGTAATCCTATATCTCCTGATCTTAGTACTAATCCTGGACCTAAAAATATAAACTCAACTTTCTTTAAAGTTCCTACATATTCTCCAGTTCTTTTCCAACCTACTGGTATAGCTTGGGACGCAGATGGTGATATTTGGGTTACTGGGGAGGATGTTATTAGATTTGATGGTGCTAATTACACCGTTTATGATTCCTCTAATAGCGTTATGCCTGGGCTTTCTATTCTTACTAATTGTATAAAGATAGACAGAAACGATGTTAAATGGATAGGAATAGAAAACAATTTAACTCCTCTTGTAAAAATAAACGAGAAAGATCCCGCACAAAGCTTTGCATATTCGGTTAGCGATTTTGTAGATAACGGAGGAAATCCCATTTCACCTGTAATAGCATCGAGTATACATGCAATTGAAATAAATCCTCAGACCGGAGATATCTTTGCTGCATTTGTTTGTAATTCTTCGCCTTCATATGATGGACTTTTGTTCTATGATTCACATGCTAAATCATGGGGACTTTACACGACATTAAATTCTGAAATACCTTCCGATAATATTAGGGACCTTAGATTAGAATATTACGGAATCAACAAATGGTATCTATGGATAGCAACAGATGCTGGACTATCTAGATTCGATGGAGTAGGATTTAAAAATTATACATCAACAAACTCAGGACTTCCTGATGATGATGTTTATTCTATAGAAATAGATAAATTAAAGCATAAATGGATAGGCACTGCATCTGGATTAGCATATTGGGATCATATAAGATGGGCAGTATGGAATTCATCTACTAATCCTGAAATATCTTCAGGAAGATTTGGTAATATAGTAGAAACAGGGAATGCTAATATATGGTTTACCATAGATCCTTCTTCCTCTCCTGGTGATACTGAATTATATTTCTTTGATGGATATTTCTTTACTAAGGTTTTATATAGGAATGACGGAACTACTTTGATTAATCCTTGTAATGTATTCCACGGAAAAACTATGCTTTCGGCTCCTTGGAAAACTATTAAAAATGGGCAAACAACTTATCCTAAGAATTTATTATTTGTTACTGATGATGGAGAAATAGGAAAGCTTGACTATGTTATACCACATATACACGCAACAGCTAAATCTCCTGGTACGGATGGATGGGATTTTGTCTATCACGACACGTCAACACCTTTACCTTCAGTAGAGAATATTCATAATTCTGGTATTGGTTCATCACAATTAGGATTTAGCTTTATAGTTGGACCTTTTAGTGATAACATAACTTTAAATTCGGATTATACTAGGCCTATCATGCCTAATGTCGATAGATATTCGTGGTACAAGCCTATTTGGCAGCGTTATAGCATCGATCGTCTTAAAGATCAATTTCCATCTTTAAACGTTGACGATGTCTTCTTATACGCTCCATTACGCGATATTATAAACGGTAAAGCAAACAAAGAACCGTATTGGAAAAATTCACAGATTGAAAGAATAGCACAGAAAAAATCTAGAGACCTATTTGATAATTTTGAATGGGTTATAACATTAGGTAACAGTAGTCCCGATCAAGGGGTTAAGGTTACTGTAGATAATGAGGGAGATATTATAGCTATCGGAGATTTTACAGGTACTATATTTATGGGAGAGGTAAACAACATCGGATCTCAGGATATTTATTTAAATAGCCCAGATCAAGGTGTTTATATTGCTAAATATAATAAAGGAGGAGTTATACAATGGGCTACTTCTATATCTTCTGCATCTCCTCAAGGTCCAATATATGCTAGATCTGTTATAACTGATGCTAATGGAAATATCTATGTAGCTTGTGATAATAACCTTTCAGGATTTATAGAAATAAACAAATATAATTCTGATGGTATTTTATTAAACACTATAAGCGTACCTATTACACCAGATCAATTCCTCGGAGATATAAAAGTGGATAAGTATGAAAATATTTATATATGTGGATCCTTTGAAGGAAATCTTACATTAGGATTATACAATCTTTCCTCCGTTGGTCAGGATTCCGCTTTTATTGCAAAAATAGATCCGTCACTAACTTTTGTTTGGGCTAAACAATTAACAACTACTACATATTCAAAAGCTTATGAATTAGCGGTTCTAAAGGAGGAATATTTATATTTAACTGGAGTTTTTGATACTCAGATTGATCTCGGTCCTGTAACACTGAATGGCGTAGGAAATCCTGATATGTTTGTAGCTAAATTCTCAACAGGGGATGGATCATGTTTATGGGCAGATAGCTTTGCATACGACTCCTTTACATCTTTTGGTTCGACTTCTATATGTATAGATCCTAAAGGACATGTTTTGGTTACTGGATCATACGAGGGAACTATAGAAATAGAAGGAGAAAAAATATCATCTTTCCCTGGAACAACCGATATATTTGTACTTAAACTTCTTTCTACGGGAAAATTAATGTGGCTGAAAATGTGTGGAGGACAAGGAGGAGATACATCTCATGATATAGAAAGTGATTCAGAGGAGAATGTTTATATAACAGGTTCTTATACTTCACCAGCATATTTTTCGCCCGATGAAATAGAATCTAGAGGAGGAACAGACATATATTTAACTAAGTTCAATAAAGATGGATTATTAGTTGATATAGTTACTGCAGGAGGATTAAACAATGACTCTGGAGCGGATTTAGTATTAGATAGTGAGGAGAATCTTTATATAACGGGATATTTTGAGGGTGAATCCGATTTTTCTCCTTACGTTGTGCTTTCCCCTCCTGGAGGATCTCTGGATGCTTTCTTAGGAAAAATACCTAAGCAAAGATTCCAAAGCGGATTAAAGATAGGCGGGGTTCAATCCTGGTTAGGATCTCATTCTTGGTCTTGGAAGGAAGAAAAACTATACAATAAGGAATTTGAAATTCCTTTAGCTACAACTATATTTATAAATCCGATAGATTCGTTAATTCCAGGAAAAAAGAATCATATATGGACTCTTATAGATACAGAGACCGGAGAAACCATAGTAAAAATAAGAAGAACACCATACTTTATATGGACTTTCTTAAAGCCTGGATTCTACACCATCTCGTGTGAACTACAAGATGCTAACGGAAACATATATGAAACAGAGCATAAAGGTATGATAAGAGTAATAGATCATAAAGAAGCTTTTGCAGGAGATCTAAAACCAGAGGTTGTAAACCCTGATGATTACTTATTAAGAACTATTTACTACGATAGGAAGGAATTAGGATTCCCTCCTTTATCTAGATTTGAAATAGATTAAACTACTAATCTTAAGTAGTGTATTCTCTATAAACGTCTAATATATCTGGAACTATAGGATGTCTATGGTTTTTCTTTAATGTGATAACCTTAACTCCTGGAACCCTTGCTGATAATGTGTTCATAAAATCAAGCCCGGATTCTTTCTTGTTTTTTAAATCTATCTGAGATGTGTCACCACATATCATTATTTTAGATCCTATACCAAGTCTTCCTAGAACCATCTCCATCTGACTCATAGTTACGTTTTGAGCTTCATCTACGATTACGCAAGAATTAACTAATGTTCTACCTCTCATAAAAGGGAAAGGAAGTATCTCAATGATACCTTCACTCATTAATTTTTCTATTTTGGTTTTATCATAGACCATTTCTAAATTAGCATAAATAGGAGCTAACCATGGGTCCATTTTCTCTTTTAAATCTCCTGGAAGAAATCCTATATCTTCCTTTGCAACAGTTGGTCTAGTAATAACTAGCTTTTCTATTTCTCTATTGAATAGCATATCCAAAGCTATCTGGACTGCTAATAGAGTTTTACCCGATCCTGCTGCTCCTTTTAGAACATTAACCGGGTTTTCCAATATGATGGCTTTAGCATCTTTTTGTTCCTCGTTTAAATTGATTTTGAATTTAATGGGATTTTTCGGCTTTCTTTTCTGAGTCCAATTGCTTCCTGTCATAAGATTTTTTTTATTTTGAGAAACATATTCGATGTTTCTCAGTTTAATAATTAGCCTGTCTTTTCTTAAAGTAATAAATACAGGATATATATCAAAAAAAGAAAAATCAAATGGCAATAACAATTACCGAAATCCTTGGAACGGATTCTATTTCAGGATCAAGATTAACTATTAATGCTAACTTTTTGCTATTAGAGAACGCTTACAACGATTTAGAGAACACTTTTAATATTAATGTGTTAACTGGATCATTGGACGTTTCTAGTGCATCCAGCGGGCAAATAAAATCTAAATCTCTTTTAACTAACAGCTTGGTGATGCCAGCTTCTGGATCTCCTACGATTCAGATATACGGAACTGGAGCAAGCGGGGGATCAATTATATTTACAAATACTGTTGCAGGAGCTACTGGTATTTTTTCGAATGTTCTTCAAGCTAATGCACTTTCTGCTTCTGGAGCAGCGAATTTTGGAGCAACAGCAACTTTCCAAAGCGTTGCTAATTTAGAAGGGAGAGTGAGCATAGGAGCTTCTGGTAATTTCGTCAATACAAATAGAAAGTCTATAGTAGGTTCTACTACAGCGTTTCCTTCTGCTCCGGGAGCAGGTGTAACCGGAACATTCTCTACACCTTATCAATTAAATTTAACTGAAAATGTTATCTATATACAATCAGACTATGTTTCAAGTGCGCCGGCTGATGCTGGATTCGCCACTGGATTTTTCTTTTATGCAACAACAGGTTCTGGAGCAACTGCTTCTACTATCCCTGCAGGTTACACAGTAACATTAATTGATACTGCTACTACTGCAGGATTAATAGCTACAGGAGTAACTGGACCTGGTGGATCTGAATACTACACAGGATTCTCAACTGGTGATGCTTCATATTCTGATCCTTCTATACAAACACCGGGAAATCCTTATAAATCTTCTCTTACTCTTATGTGGGAGCCAAGAATTGATCAAGGATCTCCAACACAAAAAGGATCTTGGGTGGTTGTAAACGATACTCAAGGATTTACATACTAATTAAGGATTAATAAATGGCAAAGACACCTTATATAAGACCCATAGCAGTACAAGGGGGTACATTTTATACATTTTCTTCTGCTGCGGAAGATTTATCTTTAACCTTTAATAACTCATTAAAGAAATTTACATTCTCTAAATATGCTTTATTAAAGCTTCCTGAATTTGGATCTCCTACATATGGTGAAAACACATTACAGTTTAATGCCATTGATACTACTTTCTTAGATGCTGCTTATGGCGATTTCATACTTACAAATCCTAATAATCTAAGTCCTTCGCCTGAGATATCTTTTCAGAACTATTGTTTAAATTTAGAATCTACTATTATATCAGATCCTAACTATAATCAGGATTTAAAAAGGAATGTCTCCGAGAGAGTTTTTTGGAAATGGGTTAAAGAATTAGGAGGCGTTAGATATAGGGCAGCAAATACAAATGAAGTGGTTGCTTCACTAAATCAAACATTAACAACAACAAAAGACGGATATCCATATTCAGATAAAAGATGGGTAGAGGAGGATACGCTTTTAACTGGTAGCGGAAGTCCTAATCCAAGATACGAGAGAATAGTTCAATATATCGGTGATATCGACGTTGTAAATTCTGTACAAAATTCAGATAACGCATATTCTGAAGTTTATATACACATCCCTACTGGAGATGGCGGTACTCCTTATGTTTTATTTAAAACAGTAGCAGACGAGAACTACTACCCAGATAGAACGTTTACACACTTACCTCCAGATCCTACCGATACTGAATACCTACAAGGAAGAGATTCTGCTTCAGGATTATATGGACCAAACGGACTTCCTAAATTGGCAATATTTGACCAAGACGTTTTAGGAGAGCCTGGGGTTAGTGGAACTTCTGCAACTGGATCTTTTACAAATAACTGGTATTCTCCAAGGGATGAAGCTAACTCATATTTTACTGAGGCTAGTTTTTTTGATAGTAGCAATTTAGAAATACAAAAATATGTAGCTGCATCTGGACCTAGTAGTTATTCAGTAACTTACAACAGGAGTAATCTTGATGGAGTTCAAATAGATTTTGATCCTGCTTCTTATAAAGCTATTCAAAATTATGTTGGTATTTCAACTATAGAGGAATGGAACGGTACACCCGTTACTACTTCATTTGAATTTAATGCAGTTTTAGTTTATTATGATGTTTATGATCCTAATAACCCAACAGATTCTGAAACAAATTTATACGGAATTCTTTTCTTAAATGATCCAGAACCAGTTTCAACTAATTCTGCTAAATTACCTTCATTTAAGAAATTTAAACCAGATCCGATTACCAAACTTAATGGTAATTCTTACGGATTCAAAATAAATTTAAAATTCGATACTGATGTAGAAAGTACAGGAGTAGAGCAAGCGATAAACGATTATTCTTCATTCTCTCTTTCTATATTCATGGATGCTGCTACTGTCCTTCAAGACGCTGCTAAAAATCTTAACGATAGAACGTTACAGATAGCTGCTATGCAGGAAGAGATTAATTATCTTAAGGATCTAATAATAAACACTGACGATAGTACAGAAATAAAAGCAAGATTGGATGTAGTAGAAGCTTCTTTACAAGCAAATCAGGCTCTTTTTGATAATACTCAAGATATACTAAGTCTTATCGAAAGTAACAGTGATACGATTAATAATATATTACAGAATCAGACTTCTATTAATATGTCATACAATCTTGATTTATTAAAAGATGGCGACGGAACATCTGTGGATAGAAGCACTCCTAATATATTAAAAGTTAATGTAACTCAGCAAGACTATAACATATCAGGTAATTCTTTATTTACTATAAATCCTGTAGCTGGTAACACTGTACCTCTTTCAATTTATACTAATTATTTAAAGCATAAAAATAATGGTATCTCTATAACAGCAAACAATGATATTGTTATAAAAATAGACGATAGTATAAATAAATGGCAAAAAGGACAGGTACTAAGACTCGTTATTGGTGACGAGATAGATTTAGGTAATTATTCATTGGTTATATTAACTGATGCTCTAGGAGAGTTTCCTAAAGATGCTCCTTCAGGAGTTCCTTATTCTTCCGTTGTTGCAGGATTTTTAAATGTGCAGTTCTCTGGATCTGGATATAAACCTATATTTGATATAGTTTGTATAGATGCTAAAAACCTAATATTTGAAGTTGATCAAATAAAATAAAAAAAATGTCGAATACTAAAAATTCATTTTCATCACTAATAGCACAATTCCTTAGGCTTCAAAAGAATTCTTTGGAGATTATAAATAAGCTAAATGATGTTACAACATCATCTAAAGATTCAGTTGAGATTGAATTCTTAATGGATGATAACACTTCAGAAAATATACAGGTTCCTTCCTTTGGATTTTTAAAAACTGAGATCAATAGATTAGATGAAAATATAAAAGCATTATCTGGATTGGAAGACAATAAAGCTAATGTTAGAAATGCGGATGGTACTGTTGCTAAAATATATCAAGCTAAAACTTTAAAAGATCCCTCATCTCCTTCTAGCTTACAGGTTCCTGGAACTTTCCAAGCTAGAAACAATTGGTTTTTTGAATCTTTCTTAAATCCTCTTCTTTATATAGAAATTGATGTAGAGAACCAAATACCAGAAAATTCAGAAAGTGTTTACGTAAAAAGAATTATTGCTAATACCCAATCAGATGTACAAAAGCAATACTTCGACAACAATCTTAAAGGAAGGAATGATATTACAGATGCTGACTTTATAGCTTCTTTAGAAAGTCAGGGAATTCAATATTTTGTTGATGAACAAATAAACAGTCTAGATCTAAGAACAATAAGATATACTGGATCTTTCGGGGTTTTAAGAATATTTGACGAAGAATTACAGACAACAGTAAATGGAGTAACAACAACTAATACCGTTAGAAAATATAAACTCAACACATTAAAATATAATGATGTTCTTTCAGATACTGAAAATTCTAGAACGCTAACAAAAGGAGATCTTTTAATAACAAACGGCGGTACTAAATATGAAATAACTGCTATTGATATTACAAACCAGACAATAGTATTAAAAAGATTATTCGGATTTGAAGCAATACAACTAGGTGATTCATCCTTAACAATATATTCAAACGTTCTATCTAACAGACAGGTAGAAGTAAATGTTGGATTCGATGAGAGACAAGGGGTATTTATTAAATCAATCGACGGAGATTTTAACGTAGCTTCTAGTAAGTATAGCCCTGGTATTTGTTTCTGGTCTAACGAATTACAGATAACAACATCTGATGGTGTAAAAACATTAGAGGCATTTTACAATTCACAAGTTTCTGATTTTGGTAAAATATTTATAGCTTCTGCAAAAGATAATACTATTCCTGCTATATACGGACAAACGCCTTCTGCTCCGGTGGTTTCTCCCGGTAATTTTAAGGTAGTAAGAGTAAATTCACAGATTACTAATTCTAAGGAAAGCGTTTCTTTTAAAGACAAGATAAAAATAAAGAACACCCTTAAGAATGAGATAGATTCTATCGATAGAGCTATAGATCAAACTAGGAAACAAATATCTGAGTTAACTACTACTTCTGCAGGAAGCACTCCAACAGCAGAATACAAAAAACTTAATGATAAAATAAGTTCACTTACTAAGGATAAGGCATCTAAAACTGAATTGGTCTCTACCACGATATCTGAGATAAACAATTTAATTATAACCGTTCCTGAAATCACAGAATCTCCTAAATACAGAGTAAGAGGATTCTGGCCTATACCTGAGCCTATAATCGATCCTAAAACAGGAGAGCAAAATATAGTTCAATTTAATGTAAGATATAGATATCTTTCCACTACTGGAAATCCTAACGGGGTAGATCAGATTGATTATATTGATAATAATGGGGTTGCAAAAACTGGACAGTTTACTAACTGGACTCAATTTAAAAGCGACGTAAGAAAGAAAATATATGACATTAATACTGGAACATATGTTTGGCAAATAGAAGACGTTAGCGATGCTAATACGGTAAATATAAACCAGTTAGATATTCCTATTACAAAGGGAGAGAAGGTAGAAATACAGGTACAGTCTATATCTGAAGCTGGATGGCCAACTAATCCACTTACTTCCGATTGGTCAACCTCAGCGATAGTTGATTTTCCACCTGATCTTGTTGTTCAAGTTGACAATTCTGCTTTTGCTGTACAAAATAATACTGATACTGCTGTTGCTAGAGTTCAGAGCGATTTACAAGCTAAGGGGTTAGATCAGCATTTATCGACACAGTTTACTTCAGGTGATAAATTTTTTGCACATAATTCATCTGTTATAGCATCTGGATTTTTTGATGCAACAGGTAAAGCATTAGATCTATTCCAGAAATTAACTCAAATTGATAATGAACTTCAATCTCTAAGAGCTCTTATAGCTAAAGCAAAAGGAACTCTTGGAGTTTATTTAAGAAGCGGAAATACTTCTAACAAAGTAAATCCAGGAAGCACTGTAAACTTATTTGCTGGATACTATGATCAAATTATAGATCTATCGAATCCAAGTAATAAGGGTAAAATTGCTAGTACAGTTTATTATATAGAATTAAGAAACGAAGCAGCAACTCCTTTAGAGCTTTCTTCTTTAATACCTGGAGGACAGGGAGTAAAAGCTCCTAATTCTATTTCAGGACAAGCAGATTACAACAACAATAGAAAGTATGGAAATACTCCAGTCCAACTTTCAGGAATAGTTAGTGGTGATGTTAATGTTTCAAATCCTGGATCTTTCGTACAAGCTTCGGGATATCAAAGTGCTAATGCTTATTCACAGTTTGTATATAACAGATATAAGAGCGTTGGATTAGATGAGGATCTTTATTTTGCTCCACCTACTTCTCTAACATGGAACCCTACTACAGGTAACACCGTTAATGGATCCCCGGTAAATAATGATGGTATAATTATGCCTTATGATCCCTCAGGATCTCCTATAGGAGCTGGACCTAATGCTAACGTTTGGATTGGAACTTATGCAGGTACAACTCCAAATGGTAATGGAAATCTTAATGAATTCTGTATACACATATCACATCCTGATATAAATGATGGAACCTCTCCTCTTTTTGGATCTTTAGTTAGACCTTCTGTTTTACCTACTGGTCCTATGGAATATCCTTCATTTAGACACGCTTTAGGATTTGAAACTGATACTAATATTAATAGTACTATTCCAGGATTCCAGAGCGCTTCATATCAACAACTTGAATATTATTCAGCTAATCCTGCATCTTCATTTGGTACTGACGATAACGCATATCCTAATAAATTGGGATTTGTAGAATCTGACGAATTCTTATGTGGTAAATTTTCTTGCGGATCCTATCTATTTTTAGCTCCTACTAATCATACTGCGGTACAGATAGAAGGATCTACACAATTAGCAAAAAAGACGCTAGATTTTGGCCAGGAGAATGCTATAACGATACCACTTGTTTTTCAAATGAGAGCACAAGATAAGCTTGGATATGTTGGAGGATGGAGATCTGCAGGTAACCTAAAGAATATTACCTATACTAAGAAAATAGGAATAGATATACAGGTAAAGAATGAGGATCTTTTTTCTTTCGATGTTCTAGTAACAGGAAGTTACACTAAGACCTCATTAGTTTCACCAGCTTATTCTCAAAGTAAGAAAACAACTATCTAGTAAGTGGCAAGGAAAATAATTAAACAAAATTCGTCTTTCGGGGTTCTTAGAGCCAATCCAAAGATATCTGGGAATATAAAGATCACTGTAGATTCTAGTAGTGATATATGGCTTAATTCTATAGATTCTAATGCTGAGATGTCTAACAGTTATTATAAAGGATTTAGGATATCCCCAGAGACATCTTATGATAAGGATCTTTATAAATTTTTAAGAGAGGGTAAAACTCCATCACAGTTTGTTTTCGGGTTAATTGGTGAGGGAGATCCGGTTCAGAACCAAATAAAGGATTTATCCGATAGCTATAATTTCTTTTATAGCTCAGGTGTTTCTCCTTTAATCTCTGATAAGTACAGTGAGGATTTTTCTTATTTAGCACCGCTTTGGCTTGGCGATGATATACCGGATCACTTTGTAATATTTAAACTTAATGATCCTATAGATTATTCATATAAGATTCCAGTAACATCATTAGACGTTGGTAAAACATATAAAGTATTACAGGACACTACAGTAAATCCGCAAGATCCTAACTATCTTCCTTTTATTGTTTCTTCAGGATCTCAGACTTATGTTGACGGAAACGTATTTACTGCAACTGCTTTTAATTTTACCGTTGTACAAGGGCAAGGATCTGTAATTCTTTTAGATCCCCTTTACAACATAGGTAATGTTGAAGACACTGAGAATCATTTTTATGATAAGATACTACCTAAATCTACAGTAGTAGCTAGTTTTGATTTAACTGCGGATTCTAATATAGGTAAGTATTTAAGAAAAATAAAAACAACTCCTGGATATACAGACAGTTTAATCGATGTAAGATTCGAGGATGATCAGTTAACCACTTTTAATGGTGTTAATTATGAGGTTGGTATATTTGATAAGAGAGGTGATTTTTTAATTGACTATTACAAAAATCCAGAGACACAGATAGGATTTGAAGATTTTATAACTAGCGGATTTAGTAATAATAGAGTAATAAGTTATAAGCTATTAAATCTTGAATTCTTATTTAATGATAATGATTCTTCAAACTACACTATAAACAGATATTTTGGACTTTATGTTAATGCTCCGGAGATAGCTAAGTTTAAATTAGACGGAAATGCACTTTATAGGAGTCAAGGAGAATCTGGAAACACCCCAATTCCTGAAAAAAATAATAAGGGATATTACGATCAGGAGACTACATATTTTCAATATAATGATAATGGAGTTAGGCTTTATTTAGATCCTTCTAAAATATCTGGTATAATACCAAATTCTGATGACGTAAATATAGTGGAGGAAACCAAACTTTTCTGGATAAAGGACAAGAAAGGTAACTTTCATTCTCTAAAAAGATTCGAAGGATATGGCACATCGTCTCCCGATCCAATATATTCTGTATATGGATTACCAGGATACGAGAACCAATTAGTGATACAGGATACTTCGATAGATTTATCATTATTTACTGGTAAGGATGTAGATACTAAAAAACAATATCCAGCAACAACAACAGGTGAAAAAGGAAGAGGATATAGTGTAATCAGAATCGGAAAAGAACTTAATAACTATAACGAGAATGCTTTTATATTCTATAACCCTCTGGGATATCACGGAGTACCTGGAGCTAAATATGATATAATAAAAGCATCGGATCTTTCTTTCACTATTGATGAGTGGGGACCAGGAAGTTTTTATGCTCAGGACGGTGTTTATTATTATCATCCTTTCGGTAGCAACGAGAAAATTGCGGAAGCTTTAACAGGAATATTTAATAGCTTCAATTACAACTCATTTGAATCATTTAATTCGGGAGACGAGGTTATAATAAGAACCAATGCCACTGGAATCCAGGAGAACAATAAATATTATCTAGACTTTTTCCAAAACTTCTCGACACTTCAGAGAATGCCTGATTCAGAGAGAGGAGCAGTTTTCATAAACGAAAAAGATGCTTGTGATATAAATCAAAGACAATCTTTCTTAGGAGGTTCTAATTATGCTAATACTAGGGTTAAAGTTAAAATAGAAGACGCGAATAAAATAGAGATAGGCAAAACTTTTATAGAGACAGTAAAAAATACTTCTACTGATTCTTTTAGTAATTTGCCAGAGTATTCAAATAAAGGTGCATCTGTAGTAGTTGGTAAGTATAGGTTCGTAGATCAATATGCTAAAGACTCAAAAGGAGAAATAGTAGGACTTAAGGATTTTGAAACTCATGCAACACTCGAGATAGCTAATTTTACGGAATCAATAGCTTTTGGTACGTCGGGAACAATATCAGCATTCAATACTTATGATGCCACTTTAGGTATATTTTCTTTCTATGGATTAAGAGAAATTGATATGGACTTCTGGTACAGCCAGTATGGATATACACCTACTAAAGAGTATTATAAACATTTAGATACACAACCAGAGGGAACCACTAAAATAATACAAGGTAAAACTTACTTTGTATCATCAGGGGCTGTTATAGAATATAATTCTAATAATATAACAGGACCTGATTTCTTTGAGGGTGTACCAGGAGAGGATCAATACTTATTAGTTACCGCATCATCCACAGGTGAATCAAACGTATTCCCAACTTTATCTTCTAGAGGGAATGTAACAACAGGAGTTAATCCGAGTAATTTTGATTACTCCTTTTATCCAGATCTTGATGCTTTCCCAGGATTTTATGGAATTCAATCTCTACAATATATAGATAATCAAATAGGGATTGATACAAAATATAAGCAATTAAATTTTGGTAAGCTAGATTCCGAATATGATTATACACAGGACAATTATAATCCTGCTTATGCAACAAATAGTAGAGTTAGTCCTTATATAACTAAATGGGTTTATAGAGGTGGAACTGATGTTAGAGGAAATGGATATAGATTAAATTCTAATATAGCTTTTAGTCCTTTAAACTTTTCACCTAGCTTTTTTAGAAGATCTCAAGATCCTCAGTATTTTACACATGAATGGTATCATTTACAAAAACCACCATATTCTTTACCAGAGGAAAGTTTACATATCGATAAAAGTTACCTTGCTGATGAGATAGATTTAAATTATCTAAGCGATGCAAATCCTGCACTAAGAGATTACTTTTTAGATTATTTTTCTATAGAGGGAGGAGATTTTGGTACTTACTATCCAGGAAGCGATACAATAAGGGATATCGATCTTACTGAAAGATATTCAATATTTGATTTTAATAGTGGAAGTAAATTCTGCGAAACACTTTATAGGGGAGCTAAAATAAGGATAAAGAGAACATTTACTGACTATGCTCAAGGTGAATCTATAAATTACATAGAGGATGATAGATTCTACGACGATTATAAATTCTCATGTGTTATAGTTCCAATAAGAAATATAATTGATGAGATACAATCACCGGTTAAAGTTAAGATCGTAGAGAATAGGACATTTAAAAACATCACATTTGTAATTGAGGTTTTAATAGATGATTCGAGAGTTTTAAATTTCGAAGATATAAGTCCAGAAAAACAATATTTAGATCTTGATTATTTCCTTTTATATTCATTAAAAGATAAACTAGATAGCTCATATTTCCCAACTACTTCAAGTACTTGGCTTCCTTCTGGATCAATAGAACTTCCTGTTGTTGGTGACATAAAATTATCATCCGCTCTTAATATATCATCAACTCCTAATTCACAGGGTTTATTTTCTGCTGTAAATAGTGGAACAGTTGGTGCTGAGGGTGAAATTTATATAATACCTAATCCAGATTATGAAACAGACCTAAGAGATGAAATAAACTTCACGTATCTTCCTAGCGTAGTTCCTTCTTTATCTGGTCCTAACTCAACAAGTCCTGGATCTTTTTATGGAATTGCTGGACCTGCACCTTACAATGGTTATACTCTACCTTTCCCTACAGGGGTAGGACAGGACGTAGTTAATTTTACAAATGTCATGACTACAGGAAATGTTTATATCTTTAATTTTAGCGATATAGGTGTACCTGGACCTGTAGATATACCTACAATAGCAAATTATTTTTCCGTAGCTAATACACCAATATATCAAAGACAAGGTGGTATATCATACTGGCAAAATATCTTAGAAAAAATATCTTTTGCTAATCTTTCTCTTTGGGTAAATACTGGATATCCTTATATAGATTATTTAACCTATGAATGGGACGAAACAACTAACACTACAAAATTATTAGAGGATCAATTTGTACTTGAATTTATAAGACCTTCATTCTTTGAGCAGAATTCTGTTATTGTAACTAAGGAAATAACTGATAAGCCACAGGAGCTTAATGTTTTTAATGTGGGATATGAAACTGAAGATATTAATGGTGAGAGTGAACTTTATAGATACGGGGGTGAATATGTTCCTAGCTTTAGAGAGGTACTAAAATTCGAGAATGTAAAATATGATGCTCCTATATGGGTAATTCCAGAATCTAATACATTCTATGTAAAAGTTATCGAAAAAACAACCGAATCGATAAATTATGATTTAGGATCAATTTATTGCTTAGAAATAAATGGCGTATCACAGGATGAGATAAATCTAGTAAAAGGTATTACATATTATTTTGATCTAAGTGATTCAAGCAATACTGGATATCAGCTCTATTTCTCGGAAGAAAAATTAGGTAATAATATATCATCGGATTCATTATCTCAGGGATATACTTTATTTGGAACACCAGGGACACCAGGATCTTATATAGAATTAGTAGTTCCTTATGATTTTCCAGAAACTGTTTATTATGTAGCAGAGGGTGGAAAATATATGGGAGGAAATACCAAGATAATAGATTCGATAGAATATTCTTATTGTTCTTTCGGTCCTTATAAGGATGGATTCGGTGTTTCTAAAAATGTTAATTACTATAAATATTCTCCACAGTGGATATTTAGAATCGGACAAAATTCACCTTATAATCCAGTATATACTATAATAGGAGAAACCCCAGTTGATAAGAGGAATCTTTCAATTTTTGAAAGTTCTTGGGATCCTGGATTTTATAGAGAATATTCAGGTCCTACTGGTTATACTAATCTACCAGGAACTAGAGTAATGAAGGAACAGAAATCCTTCTTTGGTAGTAAATTTATGCAAACTCCAGATCTAATAAATTCTCAGAAGCAATTAATATATCCGCAATCTTTAAAAGATGTCTTAGATCTAAACTACAACAACTATCCTAACTACGAAATATTATGGGAGAACAATCCTAGTGAATTAAAAGGAGTTATCTTAATGGATAGGGTATTGAATAGATATTTTTTAGAAGATGGAGGTAAACAATCGTTTAATAAATTTATCGTTCCTGAATTTGGATTTGGAAGTACTTCTGATGTTGACGATGATTTTAAAGAATATATGACTCAGAATATAATTCCTATATTCCAGTCTAAATTAAACAAAGGATATCTTAAAAAAGTTCCTATCACTGCTAATCAGACACTAACTCCAGTGATAGGAGATCTAGCAGATTATCAGAAATTGATCAATGGTTATTTTAATTCAGATGAGATTAGATACACTAAAGTTAATGATCTGAGATATGAATTTAGAATACCTAAAGATCCTTCTTTTAACTATTCTGTTTGTTTTTCTTTAGATATAGGAAAAATTTAATAGAGGGATGAATTTTTGATATATAATACAACTATAATAAGCGATGCCACAGATTAATATATTAAACATTCTACAGGGAGACAACCAATCCACTATAGTTGACAAATTAAATTATAATTTTGATCAGATACTTAGTGCTGGTGGTGGACCTCAAGGAGCACAGGGATTAATAGGACCAACTGGACCTATCGGACCTCAAGGGCCACAAGGAGTTCAGGGAGCTCAAGGACCTTCTGGAACTAAATGGTTTGTTCAAGATGCACAACCAGCATCTGGAGGAATTACTGGATCAAATCCATGGACTTATCCAACCCTCGGAGACTATTGGTTAGATCCAGATTCAGCAAATCAGGATGTTTATGTATTTACTGCTACTGGATGGGTTAATACTGGATACGGATTAAATGCCGGTGATTTATTTCAAAAAGTAACCCCTATAAATATAAACGGGGGTGCTACAGCCCAAGCTATTTTAATTGCTGGTGCTACCGCTGATGATAAGAGCTTAGTACTATCAGATTCTTCTGTTTCTGGATATACACCAGGAGGTACTGCTATAGATAATCTAAATTTTGAGAATTCTAAACTAAAAATAGCAACTAAGGATGATCGAACTAAATTAATAAGTTTTGGTAGATCAACCTACGATGTAACCCCAGGGGGATCTGGTTCTTCTAGTAGTTCTTATAATCCATACTTTGCTTGGGATTTTTCTTTTAATCCCTCAGGAGCTTCTGGAGCAGGGGCAGGATTTTATGGAATTAATTTTACTAACCCTAAGGGATCTATAGGTATAGTATCTAATGGTGCAACTGCAGAATCTGGAATAAATCTTTCAAGTACAAGCGAGATATCTGCAGCATCTACTAATGATAATATATTACTTAAGACCTCTTCGATTAATAAAGGTACTTTTGTAGATGCTAGTAGCAACGGAGGATTTTTTGAATTTTCTAATCAACCTGCAGGAACCCCTTCAAATTTATCTAATGCACCGATCTTTGCAAATTCTACTGGTTTAGGAGTAGGTTTGGGTACTGGTCAGTTTAAACAATCTGGAGATGATTCAAGAAGATTGGCAGTTAATGGAAACTTAAGTCTCGGAAAAACAGCTACAACACACACAGGAAATCTTTTTGTCGGCGATCCATCTGCACCTAATAATAATAAAGGTGTATTATTTGTAGAGGGCCATTCGATGTTTGGATATAATAATCCAACTGGAGATAATTCGGGTGGTATACAAACTACTGGACCTGCGGAAAGAAGTGGTAGATATCCACAGCTTTTTGTTACTTCACCTAACTTTGGACCTGGTATACAAATAAAAACAGGGGGATCTAATTATTCTCCGAGAACTGTTATAGGAGATGGTATATTTGATACTAGTGCTCCTACTAATATAACCTCAGCGGGTACTGGTCCAGATATATCTCAAGAATTTTTTGCTGGAACTGGATACAATTTTTCAGCTAACAAGGCATTGATAAGTTATCATCATAAGATAACTAATGTTTCTAATACTGGAGTAACAGGACCGGTTTTCTCTATTTCTACTTTTACTAATTCAGGTGTTTATAATCCTACTAGTACTGCTAGAAGAACATTGATACAAACCACCAATTCTAATAAGCTTTTAGAAATAATGGCTAATGGTACGGGAGGGACAAACATAATAAATATAGGATTTTCGAATCAGCCTTTATTTAGTTTGTATGGTACTTCTGGATCAGCTACAGGAAGTGTTACTATCGGAGCTTCAGCATCGAATTTTCCAGGATTGGCAGGAAGCTTAACATCATTAGCTAATTTCCAATCTGGTAAAGCAAACCATAGTTTAGTTGTGACGGGGGTTCAAACCATAGGAACGGTTAGCCCTTTATCTCTATTTAATGTTAATGGATCTGGCTCTGGTGGACTTGTTAGTTCTGCCAGTCATTTAAAAATATATAGGCAATTATATACAACGACATCAACTAAGGGATCTATTATAAGTGCTGCGGGACCTGGTGTAAATAATTATCCTAACGGATTAGAGATAACTTCTCATATACCTGCTTCGGCATCGACGGGTGCAGGATCTCCTAATCAATCGGTAGCGATAGCAGTAGGAGGTAGCAGTCAGATATACAACACCTCGACCGACAGCGATATACCTCTTCCTGCTACAGGATTTTTTGTTAGTAACACTGGACAAAATATAGCAGTTGGTCAGTATATTGATTACGCTGCTGCTATAGGAGTATCTGGAGCGGGATCGGATGCAGCTATAAGTGCAAAGGGTGCTATTAATGGTATAGGTAATCTTTCTATAAGCGGAACAGGTACTTTTGGTGGAAATGTTAACGCATCAGGTGGAAACATAACAAACTCCTTAAATGTTGGGGATAGTCTTTTCCAAGGAGGATCTCTAGCATTAAATGCAGGTACTATTATAAATGGTATGATAGTGGGAAGAATAATAATTCCAGTAAATGGATCATCTAACCCTACTATAAAAGCAGGATCTGGATTTAGCGCTGTTACGACCGCTTCAGGAGCTTCTTTAGCAGCTAGAATTGATTTATCAGCTCCTTTCCCTGGAATAACTCCAGGATCCAATCCCGATGGAGTGGTTGTTTTATGTCAGGCGATATCTGGAGCCTCCACATCATATTTTTATTGCTCCTCATGGACAGAGGATTCATTTACACTTAGAGGGATTGGATTTAGCTCAGGTAGTGTACAAGTTCATTTTACGGCTTATGCTGTTTCTTAAAAATAAAAATATAAAAATTGGATAAAAATTGGTTCATACAAAAATACTCTGATATACATTCTGATTTGAATAAATTAGAAACCGAAATAGAGGAGCATTTAAAAAATAAAAAAGATCTTATATCAGAAGATAAAAAGCTGGAAGATCTAAAAAGAAGAACTATAGAAACTATAGATCTTCTAAATAAAACAAGAGAAGATGAAAGAAGAATCTTTAATTACTAAATTTTCAAAAAGAAAAGATATTTTACTTATAGCAGTGATAGCTATTCTTTGTTTATTGCTGTTTAGACAGTGTGATAGCAACTTAGATCTTAAATCCCAGATTGAGATACAGAATATGAATTTAGATGCGTTAAAAGACACAGTACGCATACAAAAGAATAAAGCTGGAGAAGCAACTTACGTCAGAAAAACCCTTTTAGCTGATAAGAAAAGCTTGGAGAAATTGAATAAAGATTTAAAGGATGAGCTTGATAAACAAAAAGGTAAAGTAATAGTGATTGAAAGAGTTGTAACAGAAACTAAAGTAGACACACAATATGTTAATAATTATTTAAGCTCTTATGGCAATAATAAGTTTAGTTTAGATTGGAAATATGATTCAACATTCTCTGTCAACAATTACAGAAAGTTTTCTGGTAAGAGCTTCTTTATTGTTGATACTATAAATAATAAAGTCTTACCTGGTATTACTAGAATAGATCAGGATGAAATGGGATTCTCTTTTGTTACTGGACTTAGAGAAAAAGATAAAGCTCTAGAAATTTTTGTAACTCCAAAATATCCAGGAATGACAGTTACCCAAATAGAAGGAGCTGTTATAGATCCTTATAAATCTGAGGTTCTTAAGAAAATGTTTCCTAATAAGAAATTTTCAGTTGGACCTTATGTAGGTGTAGGTATAGGAGCTGGTGTAGGTCTAAATGGAAGTCCTATATTTGGTCCAGTTTTCAATATAGGGGTAGGTCTTCAATATTCTATCATTAAATTCTAAGGGATATATAAATCATGGCTTACACATCTACAGAAAGATTCATAAAATTTGGTAGTTATCTACTAATGGAGTATGACTATACTACTGCTCCAACACCTGAGCTTTATTACGTAAATACAGGTAATCCTGCAATAGGATTTGAGAAAATAGTCAATGGATACTTTAATAATTCTGTACAGATATTAAATAATCCAGCAGCAGAATCCACAACAGGAAACGTAAGAGATCTGAGTGTTGTACAGATAGACAAGAATAGATTTGTAACTCTAGATCAAGATTATCTTGTTCCTTATTTAGATACAGATTCGAAATTAACTCCGGTAAATAATCTTCCGGTAGTTTTCCCTTCAAATATCGGAGTTTATTATGATACGATAAAATTCCATATAGTAGCAGGATACAATTTCGAGAATATAGATGGTATTATATTAAAAGGAGAATTTCAAGAAAGGACCGGGAAAAAAGCAACTATCTTTCAAAGATTAATAACAAAATCTGATACATCTTCGGTAGTTCTTAATCCTAATCCTATTTATTTAGGAGGTGCTCTTTATGATCACTATATAGAGATTAAGATCCCTGCTTATGCTAATATGGTTTATGAATTTGATATATTAGCAAACACACCAGCACAAGCTAGTACTTTAGCAGCTAAAATATCTTCAGACGGAAACGGATTTCTAAAAGACGCACCGGTAAATATAAGCTTATATGAAATAACCCAGAGTCTACTTAAAAATGGATACGAGAATTATATAGCTCAGTCTAGAAATTCTTTGTCTGTAATACCTAAGGATAATTTTTCATCTTTATCTGCAGTAATACAACAGAATCAATTTTACAATTACTTAGAATTTTATCCAACTTGGGATGGAAACTTCTTAGAAGATTTCTTAAATGCTGAAGGTAAGGTAGGAAATGTTTATTATGTAATAAATGAAATAGAAGTAAAAGAACAAGTTGGATTATCATATATTACAACGTACAATTTTACTAGTACACAAACACAGGATTTTAATGCCCCTAGCATATTTAGACCTGTCCTTATAAATCCTTTAACTACATCATTCTTGGTTAATTATACTATGAGACTAGTTAACAAAGGAAATCAGAATCAGATAATTAGAAGATCTTCTTTTAGCTCTTTTGACGTAAACAAATATGGAAGAGAAAATAACATTATATCACTTACAACTGGTGCTTACTCACAGAAGGTTTATAATAAGATAGTACAAGCACCAAATGTTATATCAGGTGGCGTTATTCCTAATCCAGCAACTCCTATCGAGAAGAGAATACCTGTATTTTACAAGGATAACAATATCTCAATAACAAAAGAAACATTGGTTGTTGATAAAAATGGAAATTTAATATCTGAGACATCCGTTCCTGGAGCAACTCAAATATTCGGACAGGGTAAAGCAAAAATAGTCGTGGATCCTTTTGACAACTTCTATAAGTTTACTGTCTATAATTATAAAGAGGGTACTTCGCCAGAAATATTAGATCTTGGAACTTCACTTAGCTATTTTATAGTTTTTCTAGATAGCAGTGGTCAGAGTGTAAGAGTTGAAAATATAAAAAATAAGAATGCGGTATCCAATCCTTCTGCAGGACAAATAGCATTTAAAGTAGTAGATACTAATTCCAAAAAGATACTAGGATTTATCTCTAGGGATTTTTATATTATAACAAAAACACAAGACGGAACAGAGACTAAATTATATTCAGGATCTTGGGAGACACAAGCTGAATATGTAGCAAGAACAACGGTAACTACGACTACAACATCTGCTACTGGAGTTACTGGAGCAGCGGTTGTTACAACTACAGAAGTTGCAGTTACAGGAGCAAGTGGATCTACTGGAGCTAGTATAAATAAAGGTAATCAGATAGCTTCTAAAGTTCCTTTAACTAAAGTTATAAAAAATATTAAGCCTTATACATTAGGAAGCAGTTCTATCCTGAGTGTTAAACCTGCATCAATGCTTAACACAACGGGAGGATTTGTAAAAACCGGTAAAGGGGAAAGTACTACTCCTTTAAAAAGTAGTAGTCAAGTTAACAATATAAACATAGATGCTTTAGCAGATTCTATCTCCGGAAGAGAATCCCAAGGATTGGATGTACAAAAAGTAGTTAACTATTACTTTACACCTGGAGCACCTGGATCTAATCTATTTAAAGGACTTAAAGCAAGCCAGTTCTTAACTGCAGCTCTTCAGGTCCATCCTAAATTAGAAAATGGAGCATTTGATAAAAAATATATACAATATTGTAATGCTTTAGGATTCCCTGTTACTGATAATCCTAATTCGGCAAAAAATAATCCTAATAAATGATTTTAAATGCCAGGCAGAACGGCTTTATATTTAACTTCCCAAAGGGATTTATTATACCAGAGGTCGTTCAGAAATATGAAAAATATATCAATAGGATGCCAATTCCTTATGATACTGTAGATACTTTTATAAACTCTACTATACAGCAGGTAAATTTTCCTACGCTGAGAACTATAGATAGCGTTGAGCAAATAAGACCCGGTGGTTTTAAGCAGTCTTATAAAAGTGCTACAACTCTTCAAAATTTAATTCAAAGGGATTTTACAGTCACTTTTAAATTAGGTGAGGGTTTTATAAACTATTGGGTCCTTTATGAAAATATAATAAAATTCTTAGATTTCCAGAATCCTAACGAGTACCTTCCGGACTTTAGATTACTAATGCTAGATAATGATGGTGTAGTTATGACTAGTGTTCTTTTACAACAGCCGATATATACATCACTGTCGGAGATACAATTAAACTATGCTAGTACTACTCCGCAATTTTCAACATTCAGCATAGGATTTAAATGTAATTATGTTAATGTCAAACTTGAAATTGGATAGGATAATAGGAATAGATTTCTCTTTAAATAGTCCAGGCTTTTGTATTTTAGAATCTGATAGCTGTAAATGGATTAGTCTACATCGAACAAAAAACATAATAGACAAGATGTTAAAAAAGGAGGGATCTCCTTTTAAAATCCTAAATGATAATTCTAGCGTAGACATAAATATTATAGAGAAGAAGGAATTCAAAGGCGAATATCACATAATAGAAAGGGATAAAATAGTTAATGCTGTTTATTTTTCAGAGGTAGTTATGGATCTATTAAATCCTTATTTAGATGGAAGCACCATAGTAGGAATGGAAGGATTATCTTTTGGATCTTCTGGTAATTCTTTAATTGATATCTCAATGACCACAGCATTAGTTAGATCATCTATAATTAAAAAGATAGATCCTAATAATTTTTTTGTTCTGTCCCCTACTACAATTAAAAAATATGCTCTAAAAGGCAATTCAAAAAAAGACGAGCTTTATAATACATTAATAGAAAAAAGAATAGAAGATAATAGGCTTAAGCCATTTTTAAACGTTTTAAAAGAATATAGGGATTCATGGATTAAAGGATCTAACAAAGTTGAGGGTCCTTGTTCTGACTTAGTTGATGCAACATGGATATCTTTATTCGTTGAGGAGAATTTAGAGAAACTTTTACTTGGTAAGAAGGTATAAGTATTAAATAATAAGTAATAATTTAAATAATTTAAGAATCATGGAAGAAAATTTTGACATTTTTAATCTGGACAATGAGGCATTTGTTAAACAAGAAGTTAAAAGAGATGAGGATGAGTTTATCTATAAACCTTATCCTGAATTAGGAAAAGATGGTGTTTATAAATCTTTGGTTAGATTTTTACCAAACATCACTAATCCAAAAAAATCAAAAATTCACCAATATTATGTTTGGTTGAAAGATCCAGTAGATGGTGCAAATCACAAAGCTATTTGTCCTTCTACAGTAGGTAAGAAATCAGTTCTTAAAGACCTATACTGGAAGCTAAAAAATTCTGCTTCTGCTAAAGATCAGGAAATTTCTAAAGCTTTCTCAAGAAAAGAAGATTTCTATTCATTAATTCAAGTAGTTAAAGATGCTAATAGACCTGATTTAGAAGGGAAAATTATGATCTTTAAATTCGGTCGAAAAGTTAATGATATGATCGAACAACAAATTAAACCAGAATTCGGTAATCCTTCTAACCCTTACGATTTATTCGAAGGTAAAAACTTTGGTATTCAAGTTAGAAAGGTTGGAGAATGGAACAACTATGACCTTTGTCAATTTGTTGGAGATAAAATGCCAATAATGATTAACGGGGAAGCGGTTGAAAAAACTGAAGAAGGTAGAGAAATAGTAACAAAATATCTAAAGACTGGACCTCTAGATTTAGATAAGTATGATTACAACGATTGGAGTGACGAAGAGACTGAAAAGATCATGAGAATTATTAGAAACACTATTCCTGACGGAAGAATGGTTTCTGAAATTATCGGTTCTAGTGTAGATTCTAAATCTTCTCCTGCAACTTCTGTTGAGGATTTTTACGAGCAAGCTAATACCTCACAGACTACCGGATATGCTGAAGACGAAGAGACTTCTGCTCCTTCCAAACCAGCTAAAACCGCTACTAAAAAATCAGCACCATCTTTGGACGATCTTTATAATGATCTATAAAAAAATAGATTATTATGGAAACAAAGGATATAAGTGGACTATCTGTAGATAGGGTAAAAGGAATAGTATCTTCCGCTCTACTTAAGTTCTTTGGAAATGATCCTCAAAGATTAAAAATCTACCAAGGGGGCAACAGATTAAACTTCTGTTGCCCTTATTGTGGAGATTCGAAAGATCCAAAGAAAAAGAGAGGAAACCTATACACAGACACATTAACGTATAAATGCTATAACGGAGGATGTGGAGTTTTTAAAAATTTAAATCAATTTACAAGGGATTTTGAAATCCAATCGATGCTAACTTCTGACGAGATATCAGAGATAGCAACAATTTCTAGAGATTCTACAATAAGGAAAAAAATAAGGAACTCTTTGGATTATTTCTTCGCAGAAAATTATAAAGACATATTAATTGACAGGGAAGAATTTAAAGAAAAATTAGGTCTAATAGAATTAGAAGGAACATACGGAGAAAAATGGTTAAAAGAAAGAAATCATTTTCCCGATTCTAAGTTCTTGTGGGATCCTTACAGAAGGAATCTTTATCTTTTAAACCTTTCAGGAGACGAGAAAAAAATCCTAGGAATACAAATACGGCCAGTAGTTAAAAAGAATGGAGGTAGCAAATACTATACATATAAGTTAAGTGGTATTTATAAAAATCTATTAAAGATAACAGATTCGGAGATTATATTAAAGGCAGAGGAAGTAGATCCTATATCAAATGTATTCGGATTTTCAACAGTTGACCTAGATAGTATGATTACGACTTTCGAAGGTCCTTTAGATGCTTGGCTTTGTCCTAATTCCATAGCTCTCTGTTCTATAAACAATCCATTCCCTTTTGAAGTTACAAATAAAAGATGGATGTTAGATGGGGATGATGTTGGTAGACAAAAAGCTAGAGAATTTCTAGAGAATGGGGAACAGGTTTTTCTTTGGGGTAGATTTATAAAAGAATGTGATTTACCAGAAAGAGATAAATGGGATCTTAATGATGTTGTTAATTACGTTAGATCCACTGGAAAGAAGATAAAGAGACTTGATAATTTCTTTTCTTCCGACAAATGGGATATTATAGATGTATGAGAAAGAAAAAGGAGAACAATAATAAGATAAAATTTCCAGTAGAAATCAAAGGTGATTTTGAGCTTCCTGATTTTGATGTTTCTGAAAACTTTTCAGTACCTAAACTAAAAAATAAGATAAGTTCGGAAGTTAAAGAAGTAACTAAAATAAAGAAAAATAAATGTCAGAGCAACAGTCTAATGTAGAGAAAAAAGATTTCGCTAGGGATTTCCAACTAGATAGAGAAGAGTGGACTGAAAAAATAAGAACCCTTTCTATCAGGATGAAAAATATTAGAGAACTTGCGGAGGTTCAAGTTGATCTTTATTCTAGTAGACAGATTCTTTTAGAAATGTATTCTAAACTTGGTCAGGTGATGGTTAAACTTAATGCTAAGTATAGGAAGGATAAAGCTGAAAGACTTAGATATTATTCTGAATCAGTTCAGGTTAAATACGGAGCTAACGAGAAGACGCCTTTAATTGAAGGAGACTTATCAGAATTAAAAGAAAGAATGGATTTAGTAGATGGACAAATATCATTCTTTAATGAGACTATGAAAACCGTAGATCATATGCTATATGGTGTGAAGAGTCGAATAGCACTGGAGGAATATTTAAGATCCGGCGCGGTTAAAAATAATTATTAATAATGTTAATATTTAGAGTAAGTGAGGACAACAACTGGCTAAGTTTAATAGATTATTCAGAAGAATTTGAAAGGAAACAGATAGACATATCCTTAACTAAAAAAATACATAATCACTTTTTTCATCCCCTTGTTAAGAAAAAACATTGGGATGGGTCTATATGTTTCGTAGACAAAAAGCTTCCTGTATGGAGAGTTCCTATAGGATTATGGTCTGAAATTTATCAGATATGCGAAAAATATAAGATAGAGGTAAAGATTGAAGGACTCGAGAGATTAATAGATCAGAATTTTACATTAGAAATCTTTACTGATTGGTGTAATAATTTCTTTAAAGGAGGAGTTGGTGGGGATCCTAATAAAATGCCTAGAGACTATCAGATAGAAACTGCATGGAAAATAATAAAATTTAAACTTTCGGTTTCTGAGGTTGCTACTAGCTCAGGAAAAACACTGATTGCTTTTATTGTTATGGCTTATCTTAAGGAAGTAATGAAAGTTAAAAAATTCCTTATGATAGTTCCTAATACTAATCTAGTTCTCCAAGGTTCCGAAGATTTTGAAGAATACGGATTAGAGAAACTGGAAGATTGCGAGATTCAGCAGATCCATGGATCTAACAAGAAAAAAATATCGGGAGGGCTAATGATAGGTACTTATCAATCTTTGGTTAAGATGGAGCCTGAGTTCTTTGACGACGTGGAAGCGGTTTTTGTTGACGAGTGTCACCAAGCTCAAAGTGCATCGATTAAAAAAGTAGTAGCACTTTGTAAAGATTCTAAATGGAGATTTGGGTTATCAGGAACTTTAGCAAATAAAAACACTGCGGAGTATTTAACTATTCAGCAATTCTTGGGTCCACTAATAATGGAAATATCCCCTAAGTTCCTATTTGATAATAAGTATGCTACCCCGGTTTCTATCAAGATTGTAAAGATGGATTGGATGGATCCTGAAGTAAAACAAAAACTATCATCTCTAAAGGAAAATAAAACCGAAATGGAGGGTAATGATCTATTTAATCTGGAAAGAAAATTAGTAGTAGCATCAGATAAAAGACTTAATTATATAATAGATTTCGTTCTTAAGACCTCTAAAAATTCATTAATACTTTTCCAGTCAGTAGGAGAAGGATACGGTAAAAAGATATATGACGGAATAAAAGAAAAATCTAATGATAGAGAAGTTTATTATATAGATGGGGATACTGATCCTGATAAGAGGGATATTTTTACTAAAAGAATGGAAGATGGTACTAATAAAATAATGGTTGCTTCTTTCGGTACAATGTCTACTGGTATTTCTGTAAAAAATATACATAACATATTTCTAACAGAGTCTTATAAATCGGAGGTTTTGATAAAACAAAGTTTGGGTAGGGGAATGAGATTATTTGAGGGAAAGGAGAAAGTTAATATAATAGACTTTGTTGATGATTTTGCATGGGAGGGAAAGGAAAACTATTTATTAAAGCATTCTAAAGAGAGAATAGAAATTTATAAGAGAGAGCATTTTGATTATAAGATCTATAACGTCAAAATTTAGGAAATAGGATATATAGAGTAGAAATAAAGTACTTTGATGCAAAAAATTAAAAACTTTAAGGATTTTTGTCAAATTAATGAGTCTAACGAGGAGCTTTTTTTTAGAAGGCATCTTGGTAATAACGCTTCAAGCTATGATGATCGTGCTAAAAATCATTATGATTTAGGTGATAATCCTTCAGTGTTACAAAAAACTAAAAACTTCTTCCAAAAAATGGAAGATAGAATCAATAGAGCTGCTGAAATAGGTAAACAACAAGTTAGACAAAATAGAGCAAGCAGAACTCACGGAGGTCCTGATACAGGATTCGAAATTCTTTTCGGATCCTTATCTGTGGTTCCTAATGTGTTAAAAAGAGTATTTGCCCCTACTAAATATGAGTTTACTAAGAAAGCACCTAGTGAAGATAAGGTAGATCTAGAATTTATGAGGCATACAAATGAAGATTTTGCTCAAAACGAACTTCCTAATATCAAAACTGAGGATCAGTTAGCTGATCATATAGGTGATTTATATAATAGAGGTGATGTTGTAATGGGCCAAGTACCAGTATTAGATGATATAGCTAGAAATAGGGTAAATCTTTATTACCAACATCAGGCAAATCCATCCCAACCTATATTCCAAACAAATAATGTATAAAAAATGAAAAAATTCTCTTTAGCAGTAGAAAAAAAGAAAGAAGAACTAAAAGAAAGTCAGATAGTTAATGAAAGAAACATGTATCTTGAGTTCTCAAAGAAATATCATAAAAAACATGGTGTTTCTGGTCCTTTTGATAAAAAATTTAATGGGGACGAAAAAGAACAAGAAAAATACATGGATGGTCTATCAAAAGCTTGGACTGAGTACAAAAAAGAGAAAGGTATAAAACCTAAATCTAGCGGATCCAAGTTTGATTTTGCAAAGAAGAAGGTTAACGAATCTAAAGCACTTGAAATGGCTAAAAGCATGATAGGTGACGGAGGAGATCCTAACTATCACTTTGTAACAATGTGCGACGATTTCTATTTTGATAAAACCGGAGAGATGGTAAGATATAGCAAAGATATGCTTTCGTCTCCTCTTAAAGTAAAAACAACTCCCGACCTAGGAGCTTATACTTTTGGTCCTTTTGCAAATTTAGAAGAATCAAAAATGTTTGCTGCAAGTATAGAATTAGACGAGATCAACGGTCCTAGAATGGTAACAATAGAGGATAGAAAAACTGGTGAGGTTTATACTAGATATTTGACTTGTAAAATGCAACCAGTTTGGAATGAAATTGAAGAGGAAGAGGATATCGAAGACGAGGAGGAAGAATACGAAGATCCTAATTCTGAATATACTTACGGAGAAGAACACGAGGAGGATCACGACGAGACTGAGGATGAGGAAGATGAGGACGAAGAAGATGGTGATGAATATACTGCTACTATACCTCAAGGAGACGATGATGAAGTCGAAGACGAAATTGAAGACGAATACGACGAAGAAGAATAAAAATGTTTAATCCTATACAGAGTACAGCACTTTATCCAGTTTTACAGCATTATACAGGATGTAAGATATCTTCAATATCTTTAGAGGGAGATGATTTTATATTCAAAACACTTTTAGGAGAAAATGGTATACTCAAGGAGGATATTACGGGAAACTGGAGTATTAAAATAGGACAAGAGCTTGTTTATACGATAGAAAAAGATATTTTCAATGTATTGATCAATCCGGACAAAAAAAGCTCTTTAGAAGACTACATAGATATACTAAATGATCTATTTAATAATAAGGATATAAGTTATAGATCTAGACTTTTAGTAGTAAATATCATGAAATTTTTAGAGGAATATATAATAAGTTCAGATTTCGTCCCTAAGAAAAGCTTAAGGATAGGACCTCTTTTAATTTATAATTTAAAAGGTAGAAAAATTATTAATTGTTTAAACTGATGCCTGGAATAAAATATTTATCGGACATATACGAGAAAAAAGGAAAGTCCTTTATTGAGAATCTTTTCAATAAAAATTTAACAGTAACTGAAAATTTGGATGGTCCATCTTTTTCTTTCGAGCGAGATTTTACTGGAGACAATATATCTTTTTATAAAAAAGATCAAGATAATCCTATAACTAAGGTTGATAGGATTTTAATGAGATATTACGAAAAACCTATAAGTTATATAGAATCTATATCTCCTGAAATTATGAATCAGCTTCCTAAGGGATGGAGATTCGGAATGATTTATTTTCCGAATACTAAGCCTGTTAGAATAGAGTATGATAGAATACCAAAAAACCATTTAATACTAACACATGTAATGGTTAGGGATGAGTTTGGTGAAATTATAGATAATATCCAAGACAAAAGTGAATTGGACGAATGGGCTGATAAATTAGGCGTTGAAAGATCTCCTATTATTTTTCAAGGGAAGTTAAATAGAGATCAGAAGATATCCATAATGGATTTTCTTTCTACCCCTCTTATGGATTTAAAAAATAAATTTAAAACCGAGAGTTTTACCAAATATCTAATATCTATTTTAAATAAAAATGTTGAATCCACCACATTAGGAAAGGATTTACAGGGTGAAATAGATTCTCTAGTTTTTAGATTTGAAGACGAGGAGGGAAAGGAAGAGACTGTTTTAGCAAAAATGGTAGATCCGGTTTTCCATGAAATAAATAAAAGCAGAAAGGTTACTCAGACCTCTTATTTTCCTAGTGATGTTTATTCTTTATGTCTTATAGACGTAATGAATTTTATATTAGAGACTGGAGTAGAAAATTTTATAGCTTATGGAAATGACCCAGAGGAAAGATACATTGGTTTTGTTTTCGATGTATTTAAAAAATTCATATACGAGGAGGGAGAAAAATACGTAGGCGCAGATTTTCAAAAACCAGAGTATTTAAAAAGCGAGGGGTTTGAAATAAATAAGGATCTAATAAAAGATGATGAGGTATTAAAGTTTATTGAGGATGACGAAGTTTATATAGACATACTTCAAATGATACTTAATTCATTTAGAAAGCTCAAAAGAAAACCTCATGGATTTTTCACAGAAGGCCTAATACAGCAGTTTAATATGTTAGTAGAAGAAATAGCTAATTATATAAATGCTAAGAAAAAAGAGCTTGTAGAGGAATCTTTAGGGGTTCCAAGTTTTGTATGGTTTAAAAAAGTTGGAGCTAGATTTAATCCTATATTAAATGAAGAAGAGAGCGAAGATGAATATGAAGAATTGGAGGAGATAATAGATGGTACACTTCCTGATAATATCGTTCCACTTAACGAGTCTGAAGATAATTCTCTTCTAAAAAAAGAGGATGATTCAGATAATAAAGACACCTCAGAATTTTTCTCGTTTAAAGATTTTAAAAAAGTAGTATCTACTCATAAGGAAAAAAGAAAAATAAAGATATTGAACGAAAATAATAGTAAGGTAAATATAGTAATTGGGAAATTTCAACCATTTAATAATGGGCACTTAAAAATGTGTACAAGATTAAAGAAAGAAAACAATTTACCAGTTTTTCTTTGTGTAGTACATCCAGGAAGCGAGCCTGGTTCTAAATATCCCTTCTCGGAGGATTTGATAAAAAAATCAATAGGATCTTTAACATCAGAGAATAATAAATTATTTGCTGGGTACGAAATAATACCATCTAATCTTTTGGAGGATGCCATAAATTCAGTTGCAAAACATGCTAATCCTGCTTCAATTTGCATAGGGGAAAGAGATTTTGAAAATATGGTTTTACAGAGAGAATGGGTAAGAAACAAATACGATTTAGAAGGAGGAGATATAGAAATATACAAAACCCCCCAATGGTCTAATAATAATGATATTAGAAAATCTATAAAAGATGGTGACTTTCAACAATTTAAAAGCAAAGTACCTAAATCTATAGCAGTTCTTTTCAATGAATTTACTAAACAAATAAACGGTTCTGAGGAGGATATATAAAATAATTAAATGGAGAAATGAAAAGAATATTATCCTTCAGCGATTTTGCTATTTTTGAATATAACGGTTTTGGATACTCAGCTAATAATTTAAATGAAGCTGTTTATCTAGACGAGAGAAATAAAACTCCACATAATCCAGATGCTCTTAAAAAAATGAGGGCGTGTGTTTTTTTACTTAATGCTTCATATCCGTTTTTTGCTTCTATGTTATCTAGATTATTAATCAGAGAAAATAGAAATCTTAGATTTAAAACAATGGCAACCGACGGGGTTAGTATACATTACGACCCGGATTTTGTTCTTGCCCATACAGACGAAGAAATAATATGGGTAATCGCACACGAAGTTTTACATAACACCCTAGTTCACTTTCTAAGATGTCCTAAGGATAAAACAAAAGCTGGTGTATGGAATGTCGCTGCAGATTATGCTCTGAATCAACTCTTAACCCCAATAGATCCAGCAACAGCGGATACTACTAAGCCCACACCTGCTGGAAAAGGAGGGATAGGAAAAATGGTAGAGGGATCACTTTATCCTGGATGTGGACACGTTCCTTATGATTATGAGTTTGTAAATAGGACTGCGGAATGGATATACAACAAACTCCTGGAAAATGGATATGTACCGGAACCTGGTGATGATCCTAAACCTACACCACCACCACCGCCACCACCAAAAGATCCCATAGTTGGAGATATTATATACGATCCAGGAAATCAATCTTATGGGATAGTTAAATCTATAGACGAAAATTCTGGAGATCTTGAATATGACCCGATACCTAAAGAAAAAGTAAAAGAATATTTAAAAAGAAAATCTAAAGGTGAAAATATCTTAGGTGATGACATAGAAAAAGAACTAGACTTCTAATTTACCAATATGAAAGCTAAAATAACAGATATAAGAATACAGGAATTACCGGAATCAGGTACAGGTACAGGTACAGGAACTCCATCTCCAGAAAATGTTGATCGATGGGGAGAAGACGTACAGGATAATGATGTACCAGAAAGAAATCCTGATGGTACATTAGAGGATTCAGAATTTAAAAGAGTCGATAGCCCAGGACCATCAGCTCCAGAGGGGTATAACCCAGGAGAAATACTCAGACCTGGTGAACTTGGAGATCTTGGAGGTGATTCTGGATTAAACGGAGAAAGCTTAGCTGAGGAATGGGAGGATATTTCTAGATTAGCTGAGAAAACAGCAGGTAATATACCAGGATCTCTTAAAAGAGCTTTGGCTAAGATTAAGAAGCCAGTAGTAGATTGGAAAGCTGAACTAGCTAAGTATATAGACGAGGCTATATCTAAATCTAAATACACATTACCTGCTAGAAGATTCCTTGGAGCAGGAAAAGCTCAGTATGGATATAAGAGATACAAGGAGGATTTCGAAAATGTGGTGGTTGCTATAGATACATCAGGGTCTATTACTAGGGATATGATAGAACAATTCCTTGGCGAGGTTATGAAAATAACTGATGTTTATACTCCACAAAAAACTGTAATATTATATTGTGATACTCAGGTTTATGAACCGGATATATTAGAGCCAGGAGATTTACCAGATCTTAATAAAATAGCTGGTGGGGGTGGGACTTATTTTTGGCCTCCTTTTAAATGGGTTCAAAAAAATATGATGGAAGAGGGTGAAAAACCTACAATATTTATATACTTTACTGACGGGGAAGCTACATTCCCTTCTGAGCAGGATTATGATATTGCGGATTATTCTGATAGATGTATCTGGGTATTTGTTACATTCAACGATCAGCCTTACCCTAATCCACAGCCTTTCGGAGAAAGAATAGACATTGTTCTTGCTAATAAGAACGCGAAAAGAATATAAAAATAGATATATAAAATAAAAAAAATAATGGGAAAGAGAATTTATAATTTTGACGAGTTTGTAAATGAATCCTATATGAATGAGGGATTTTTCTCTGATCTAGGTTCAAAAATATCTACTTGGGCAAAAAATTTATATAACGCTGTTAAATCTGGTATTGTTAGATTAATATCTTCAGGTCCTAAATCAGGAACCCCGAGAGTTGCTCTATTTGATGATTCAAAAAGTGAATCTATATTAGATCAGGTTAATAATTTTTATAAAGGAACTGAGTACTATAATATGAATAACCTGCAAATTCCAGAGACTATGCAGGAGAGTTTCCTATGGGAAGATGCAGTTCCTCTAGAGTATCCTATGAAGGATGATATTCCTAATTATAGCGAAGCCGAAATAAAAACGGATATCAAGAGAAGCATGAGAGAAATCTTTAGGATAGCTGATGAAATGGATGCTGCCGCACAATCTGGAGCTAGCGAAGATGAGATAGATGATATTTACAGAGGTATATTAGATGTTAAGCCTATATTTATATACGGAGCTCCTGGAATTGGTAAAACACAAATTGTAGCTCAAGTATGCGATGAACTAGGAAAAGAACTATATGGTCACAAGCTTTCATTAGTTAACGTAGATGGTGAAAACGCAGAGCCTGTAGATTTTGCTGGTGTACCTAGTGTAGTAGACATCGAAACTCCATCTGAAGAAAACCCTATCGGTAGAGGAGTTACAAGATCTAATATTAATGCAGATATATTACCTTACGATAACGGAAGAAACGGAAAAGGAGGTATAATATTTATTGACGAGCTAAATAGGATGCCGGAAGAGGTTATCAAAATATTTATGAAGCTAGCACAATCTAGAAGAGTTGGTAATAATTATAAAATTCCTTCTAGATGGTATATCGTTGCAGCAGGTAACAGAAAAGAGGATGATCCTAGAGGAGGAATAAAAGAATTAGGAACAGCTCTTAGAGATAGATTCGAGGCAGTTAACTTTGTTCCTACTATAAAAGGATTTAGAAAATATGTTGAGACTAGCAGATATAAAGACGTTGTTTTACCAGAACTACTAGATTTCTTAGAATTCCAACCTGACTTCTTCCATAATTTAGATCCTGGTCTTAAGAAAACTAAATATCCTACTCCTAGAGCTTGGGTAGATGCTTCAAACTCTTTAAAAAGAGCTATTAGAGAATTAGAATCAAAAGGAGTTACAGAAATTCCTGATGAGGTTATAAGAAGAGAATTTACTAAGAACGTTGGTCACGATGCTACTGCAGCTTTTATAAATTTCTATAAAATAGCTAAAGATATTCCAGTTAGGGATCTTATGCTTCCTTTTACTGATCCAGATAAAGCACCAGTACCTGCAGACAAAGGAAACAGACCTGATTATACACATGCTTTAATGGGAGCGGTTCTTAGAAAAAGTAAAGAAATTAATCTAACTCCTAAAGAAGTTTGTAATTGGGCTAAATGGCTAGAAAGAACTGATCTTGAAGAGGAAGGAGCTGCAGCTATTAATACTTTCTTTAATTTGCATCCTGCACTACAAAAAGATCCTGCAATGTACGCTTGTGTAGCACCTCTAGCTGACAGATGGGGAGCTAAATTGGGTATATCATTATAAATGAAAAAATATAGTCAAATAAAAGAGGGTCATACCTACAAGTATGACCTTTCTAATAGTAAAAAACTTCTAGAAGAAGCCATAGAGAGAATAAATATGGTAAAGGAGGAGTTTTCTAAATTAGAAGATATAGACTTACAAGAATTAGAAGAAGGTTGGAACCTTATAGATAAATACTATGGAAACGTTGTTAGAGGGGAAATATTTAAAAGAAAGAAAAAAAGATATATTCCAAATACCTCAGCAGTTTTTCCAAGAAAAGGAGATAGCTAATTATGAGACATATAAAATTATTTGAACAGTTTTTATTAGAGGAGGACGGATTCGGTAGAGACTTCTTTGTTAAAAAGAAGGATGGCAAGGTTTCGAAATACTTCTTTAAGATAGAGGGCGAGGAAGACGATCATGGATTCATTGTTAATATTGGTAAACTTTCCAGAGGATCTTCTATAGACGAAGCTGAAAATAGCTACTGTGTAATATCAGTAGAGCCTATAAAAACTAGTGTACTGGATGACTATTTAGTAAAAGATACAGATTATAAATCTAGAGAAGACGATGATTTTTCTTTAACTAAATCTGAGTTCATGAGATTTTATAGAATATTAGGTGAAGCCATAAAAGATTATCTCCAAAATAATCCTAAGGTCTCTAAAATATATGATGAGATTCCTCTTAACCTTAATATAGATATTTCAGAATATAAAGATAGGGTAACATCTTTAATGGATGAATGGAGCTATGAAAAATGGAGTATACAGGACGGAGCTGAAGAGCGAACATTACTTTATAGTAGAAGAGACCATGATTAATAATATTCTTTCATACGAAGAATTTATAAACGAATCTAGAATTCCAATTGCTTGGGCTAAGCCATCGAATACTGCTATAAAGGTACTTTCATTTATAGGAGAAAAAGAAAAAGTAACTAAAAGGGAGCTTACTGAATTCTTAGATACCATACCTGAGGATGCCTCAGGAAAAAAACCTAGCATGAATTGGGTTAGAGGACAGAAAAAATATATAAAATATAAAGTCCAGGAAGAAGAAGCCAACTATTTTTCATTAACTCCTCTAGGAAAAAGGATATTAAGGGTATCCAGAGTAAACGAATAAAATCAATCATTTCCATTAAATCCTTTAAAAAATGAAACATTTTAATAGATTTGCTGTAAAATAATAAAATATTTAACAATGGAAAATTACGAAAAAATCAAGGAATTGGTAGAAAGCATGTCTAAAGACATCGAAGCTTTTTACGTTAAAGGAAACAAGTCTGCTGGTACAAGAGTAAGAACAGCTTGTCAGGATCTTAAAAAATTAGCTCAAGATCTTAGAGTTAACGTACAAGAAACTAAAAACACTAAAGCTTAATTCTTATGGGTTATTACATTTGTAAGGTAAGCTTCTTTACTGGTGAAGTTTCTAAAAGTACTGGTAAGGCAAAAGCATCTAAATCTGAAATATTAGTAGAAGCAGAAGGAGTAACTGAAGCAGAAACTAATGTTACTAAACACTTATCCGGAGATCTATCTTCTGCACATTTAGATTTCGAAGTAACTTCAGTATCTCAATCTAAGATTGAATCTGTTGTTCATCTTAAGGGATAATTTTTGTCATAATAAACTTGTTTGTTTTTACCCTCGATATATACTATCGGGGGTTTTTTATTTACCCTAAAAAATATATGGAAAAGAAAAAAACAAGATCCGCGGAGACAAGTTCATATGAGCCACCTGTTTCACCTGTTAAAATACCTGATGGAGATACCGGTTTTAATATGGTAAAAAATAATTATCGTAGATTTATATGGACTTGGAATGAATATATAAAGAAAAAGCCAAAATTCCAAAAAACATAAATTTATGCCAGCAGTATCTAGAACACAGCAAAGATTAATGGGACAAGCATACGGAGTTCGTAAATGGATGGACACTAATGGAAAGGAAGGTATAAATCCTAAAAATATAGATTCTGAGTATAGAGAAACTATTGTTGATATAGCTAATAATATGAAGAAGAAGGATCTTAAACATTATGCAGAAACAAAGCACAAAAAACTTCCTGAAAGAATAGAAGAGGGGATCGATACAATAATTCCACATCTTAGTCCGGAGGCTAATAAACCAAAAAAATCTAAAAATAGGAAGATGCAGAATCTATCAGATTATAGAGAATTTATTAACAGAAAAAAATAAATAATAACATGAGCGAAGATTGCGGATGTGGAGGAACCACAGATAATATAAGAAGCTACGAAAATCAAAGAGCCACTAAATACGATCAAGATCCTTTAGTAGGAAAAAAAGTATCCTTGGTAGATGGAAGAAGCGGAAGAGTTGATGATTCTATTAGAAACAGTGTGGGTGAAGTGATAGGATATGTGATAGAAGGCGAAAGAGGAATGTATAGGGTATTTAAGGATAAGATATCTTCTGAACTTGAAGAAAGTGGTGGTGCTATGGCTTCTTTAGCAGGAACACCAGGAATGGGTAACGTTATCCCTCCAGGTCCAGGAAGAACAGGGTCAGGTGATCAATTTCCTAGCTTAACTGTAGGTACACCTGCTGCTAAAAAAAAGAAGAAAAAGGTTTCTAAAGAAAATCCTAGTCCTATAAGTAATTCGCTAATGGATTTTAAAACATTCATGAACAATTCTAAAGCTAATCAGTAGGGTTACATTTTGTCATTTTTAATAGTTAAAATTATCAGATACTGGAGACAAAATGTCTAATTTTTAAAACGGTATTTGTTTTGTAATATCCTTATAAAAAATAAATAAGTTATGTTTACAAAAGAATTACAATTACCAGTTTTACTTAACACCATTAGAAAATCACTAGGCGGTTATGTTTATAAGAATGGTGTTCTATTATTCGATGTTCCTGGATTTTCTAAGGAAGATATTGAAATTACTATAGAAGAAAACATAATGCAAATCTATGGTAAGAAAGAAATCTTAGGAGAGGAATATGAAATTAGTAAGAAATTTTCTATACCTTATTATTATTTAGATTCTTCTAATCCAATAAAAGCAAAGGTTGAAAACGGTTTGCTATTCATCGAATTAACAAAAAGCGAAAAAAATAAACAAACTAAGGTTGAAATATCTTAATTTAGCCTAGTGCAAAGAATTAAGATAATACAGGAAGAATATTCTAATGACCCATGGAAAGTACTAGTATGTTGTATATTACTCAACCAAACTAGTAACAAACAGGTAAGACCCTTAATAGAAAGTTTTTTTAATAGATGGCCAAATTCTCAATCATTATTGAATGAAGAGATTTTGGCCATTTCTGATTTTATAAGGTCCACTGGATTTCAAAATATAAAAGCTAAGAGAATTAAAGAATTCTCAAGTGCATGGGAGATGGGTATAAGGGATCCTTTTAAATTTCCTGGTATTGGCGATTATGGCAGGGAAGCTTGGAGAATATTTGTTGATAACGACAAATCATTTATCCCGAAAGACAAGAAGCTTAAAATGTATTTAGAATCGGTTCAGTAATATATACTACATGAATCATTTATTTACTTTCCACGAGTTATTCGAAAAACTACAAATGGTAACTGCCAATTGGTCTATAATAAGTAACGAAAGCTCATTCGATAAAAAAGAAGAAAGTGGATATCTTGTCTTTAGTAAAAACGGAACATTCTCTATCATATACAAAAAAAAGAAAGACAAGGAAGAATCCAGAATAGAATTTTATTCAGGAAAAGAAAACTCCACTGATAAAAAATCTGTTTGTGAGTGTAAGATAACAACAGATGCAGGTACAGATAGAGTAAAAAAAGGATTCGAAGATATAACTCCAGATAATATGTGGGATATATTGGTAACTTTTTTTGATTATTCAGATTTGGAAAAAATAGATAAGAATTCCGTTGATAGATTCATGATGGGTTTTGCTAAATCTATAAAAGAAGTAAATAAGAGCGAGGAGAAGGATCAATTATCACCTTCATTTAAGGTTTTTTATAAGTATCTAACTGAATGGAGTAATAAATCTAAGAATATACCTCCAGTTACTACAGACGAATATAATTTTATGGATATAGTTAATAAATTCGTTACCTACTTTAAGTCTAATAAATAATTTATATAGACTCTTTCTTCTTTAATTGTTCAAGATAATCTTTCCAAACCATTCCGCCTTCCTTAATAGCAGATTTTTGATACTTGTGTAATTCTGCTCTCTTGGACATTATATAGGAAGCTATTATAGCATCTTTCAATTCTATTTGTTTACTATCAAGCATCTCCTGTACTTTCTTGACAGATCTAATTGCCTCCTCTCTGTTAGCAAATCTAAGCCCGGGTGTATACTTCTTTTCCCTGTCGAAAGGATTTATATCGTTCAGATAAACATCCTCAAATAATTTGAAAGATAGAATTTTTTTCACCTATTATATATTCCTTTTTGAAACCTCTTCCCTATAATGGTATAAAATAGATATGATCATTGATATAGAGAATACAGGAAACGGGTTATTAGTATCCCATTATACTGAAGAAGGAGAAGTTAATTTATTGAAAATTCAAGTACCAAAGCATTTACAATTTGTCTGGCAAAAGACCTCTGAAAATGATAAGAACAAGGACAAAGAATGGAGATCCTGGGATAATTTCCCTATAAAGAAGGTTTCTTCTAGCAAGTTTGACAAATATAGGGTTGTAGAAATATTAGAGGCTATAGATCCGGAGATAACCAAACCTCTGTGGGATTATCAAACACCTAAAAAATACTTTGTCGATATTGAGGTAGAGATAACCGATAATAGAGCGGATTCTTTAGATACTGAAAATTCTAAAAACCGTGTTCTTTCTATAGGGATGGCATCATCTCAAGGAAAGATACTGGTTATTGGGTTAGAAGATATGGAACCCGATAGAATATTAAAAATTGAAAAAAGAATAAAAGAGCACTTCAAAGATCAGCCTGGTGAATGGACTTTCAATTACAGAAAGTTTGAAACTGAATTTGATATGCTTTATACTTTCTTTTCTAAATTAGTACCTAAGATGCCTTTAATAACGGGATGGAACTGGTTTGGATATGACTGGCCTTATCTTATAAACAGAGCAAAGAGATTAGGAATAGATCCTAGGATTGCTTCTCCTAGCGGTATACTTTTAGGAATGAATCAAATTCCTATGCACATTTTAATGGTGGATTATTTGGAGATCTATAAAAAATGGGATAGAGTAGTAAAGATAAGAGAATCTAACTCATTGGATTATGTAGCTAACCAAGCAATAGGAATAAAAAAGATTGCTTATAATGGAACATTAAAGGATCTTTACGATTCTGATTTTGAAACATTCATTTTCTATAACGCAGTTGACTGCGCTTTAGTTCATTACATAGACAAGAGATTGGACACACTATCTACATTCTTTAAAATTGCGGAAGTAAGTAGGGTGGAAATAAACAGAGCTCTTTCTCCAGTTTGGACAACAGAAGTTCTAATGCTTCGTAAATTCTTAGAGAGAAAGAAAATTATAGTAAATGAAAGAAAGGGTGAATCTCACGTAAAATTCGAGGGTGCTTACGTTAAGAAACCAGAGAAAGGATTATATGAATGGATAGCTTGTTTTGACTTTGCTTCACTATACCCAAATACTATGATGCAGTGGGGAATTTCACCGGAGGCTTATTTAGGCAAGAATTTAAAGGAAATCCCTGAAGGAGCAATAAAAACATCATCAGGGGCAGTATTCTATAATAAAGATGGTGAGGAGCCTATTCTTAGAGAAATATTAAAAGGACTTTATGCACAAAGAAAAGCTACCAAAAAGAAATATTTTGAATGCGAAAAAGAAATAGAAAAAATTAAAAAAGCAATAAAATCAAAATCATAAATTATGGCAAATACAGACAACAAATGTTCTGATCTTCCTGTGGAAGATTTTTACAAAGGTGCGGAAGACACCTTAGGTTTAATTTACAACAAACAAAAAGAACTTCAGGAAAGATACGGATTCGATTTTAAAGATTGGTCTATTAAACAAATAGCAGATTTTTGGATGGTAAACAAACACGCTCTCGGCGACGAGTTAAATGAAATGTTCGATGCACTAGGGGGAATCAACGATGGAATAGGATCTGCTGGCTGGAAATATTGGAAGGGAGATAATAAAAAAACATCGGATATGAAGATATCAGATTTAAGCGAAGGTGATAAGCTTGAGCTTTTCTATGAATGGATCGATGGCCTTCATTTCTATATGAACTTTGCTATTTCAATAGGTATGACTAGCAAAGATATTGTTAATCTTTATATGGCAAAAAATTCAGAAAATCACAACCGACAAGAGAGAGGATATTAATATATAGATAACATAAAAAAGAGACATGGAAAAATTACTAACACCCAATCCTAGAAGATTTTCTTTATTCCCAGTTCAGCACCACGATATGTGGACTATGTATAAAACTGCGGAGGCTTCTTTTTGGACCGCTGAAGAAATAGACCTAGCACAAGATATTACTCATTGGAGAGATAAGTTGAATGACAATGAGAGATATTTTATTAAGCATGTAATTGCATTTTTTAACAATTCAGATGGTATTGTTAACGAGAACCTTGCAGCTAATTTTTTTAATCAGGTACAATATCCAGAAGCAAGATGCTTCTATGGATTTCAATTAGCTATTGAAAATATACACGGTGAAACTTATTCCCTTCTTATCGATTCATACATATCAGACGAGGAAGAGAAAGAGCATTTATTTAATGCTATTGATACTGTTCCTTCTGTTAAAAGAAAAGCTGATTGGGCAATGAAATGGATAGAAAAAGGATCTTTTACTGAGACTCTAATAGCTTTTGCAGCAGTGGAAGGAATTTTCTTTTCTGGATCTTTCTGTTCAATCTTTTGGTTAAAGAAAAGAGGCCTAATGCCTGGTCTATGTTTTGCTAATGAATTAATATCAAGAGACGAGGGATTACATTGCGATTTTGCTTGTTTACTTTACACTAGCCACATCGAAAATAAACTTCCAGTGGAAACAGTAACAGAGATAATTACTGAAGCTGTAGAGATTGAAAAAGAGTTTGTTACATCCTCATTACCTGTTAGACTTATTGGTATGAACGCAGATCTTATGTGTGAGTACATAGAATTTGTAGCAGATAGATTATTAGTTTCATTAGGATGTCCTAAAATTTATAATACCAGATGCCCATTTGATTTTATGGTTAATATAGCTTTAGAAAACAAGGGTAATTTCTTTGAAGGTAGAGTAGGTTCTTATCAGAAATCTGGTGTTATGGACAGCACTAAAGATAATAAAGATTCAGGTAAAACATTTACTATGGATGCAGATTTTTAATAAACGCATTTATTAAATAAAGATCCTTTGTTGGAATATATAATAGATATAATTAATAAGCGTGTCTCAAAAATCTAGATCTCAATTTAAAGTAATATTTTCTCAGGGTAATATACCAAATCAGCAGGATTTTCATGACTTCATAGATAGTTATTGGAACTTTACTGATGATGGTTATTTTACTGGTATAACTGGTCCCACAGGACCCACAGGGGTAACCGGATATGGTGCTCAAGGACCTACTGGACCGACAGGATCAACTGGAGCAACTGGCCCTATCGGAATATCAGTAACTGGAGCTACTGGAGCTACCGGAGCTACTGGAGCAGACTCTAATGTTACTGGTCCTACAGGAGCTACTGGAGCTACTGGAGCTACTGGTATATCAGTA